TTTTTCTGACCTTGCAGAAGAGTCTGATGAGTTAGGAAAACTTGCATGGCTCGCAGAAGAAAAACGCATGGCTTACGGTTTAGGATATGGGGGCAAGGATGGAGTTTGGCAGTATCTTGGAATTACAAAGGTTTTCCCCACAGTACACGATTTAATGTCTGAGACACCAATTTCTGAAGGAATTATAGCTTGTGCTCTCCAAGAGAAGATTGCGTTTGTGTCCTTCTGGGACGGTTCTGTTTATCAGTGGAGCCCACTCGTTAACGAAGGTAAACTCCTTAAACGTAGTTGTTTGCCTTGGGCTAACTTACCAAGTTCTCCTTCAGGAGGACATTTTCAAATATCATATGATAAGGATGTTATTTCTTTCTACTGTAATACTGGCGGGTGGCGGCACCTTCCAGTTGATAGTGTTCAAAGAATTGCCACCCCTTATGATGATTATGACATAGACCCTATATTGGATAAGTTAATTCTTGTTGATTGCACTAACAATGATGTAATCATTACAATGCCTGTAATTGCACAGTCTATGGGACGTGAGTTTATCATCAGATACCACAAGGGAGAAAAAACTGTAAAAATTGTAGGACAGTCCACCAATACTGTTGACGGACAGAGGACAATTACGCTTACTACGGTGAAAGACTATGTGAGGTTGATAAATGATGGCAATTCGGATTGGTGTCTTGTTGGTGGAGCTTATAGCTAAAAAATGACATGATTGCGATATTTTCTGGTCATACGGAATACGAGGTTGGTAACGTTCTTGGTGACGTTAGCGAACACAGTGTAGCGATGAAAATTATAGCAGATGTTGGAACGTGTGCAAGAATATCCTATAACAAAGACACGTGTCAATCGAGATACGATATTGTTGGTGCATTAAACGAGACCACGAAGGCAAAACTCGGTATCATTATGCACTTTCCACTATCCTATAATACTGCGATGAACAGAAGCGTTATAGTTTACAATGATGCAGACTATGAGAGTTATGCCTATGCTTCATTACTTCAAGAGGTTTGTTTATCGTATAATCTCAATACTGAGGTTCTTTCATGCTCTGAGTGTAATCATGTAAGCAGGTTTGTTATGCGGAAGGCTAAAGTTCCAGTAATTGTGTTTGAGCCGTTTTTCCTTTCCCACGTGGGACACAATATAGGTGGAGAAAGTCAGCGATGTGTTTTAGTCCTCAAAAAACTGAAGCGTATGCTGAAAGAGTAAAAAAAAACCTTGACAAAAACAACGTGGGTTATATCTTAGCATTATCTATAATAAAAAAAGGAGTAGAAATATGCTAAAGCCAACGAAGCAGTCGTATAACAGAACCATGACAGCTTTCAGGCAAACTGATATGTATCCCAAGCTTAAGGAGTATTGTTCTATTCACTCGCTTAGGCTGAACGAGACATTGCTTGAGGCAATCTCCTCTTGGAAGCCATATTCAAAGTGGGCAAAGAACAAGTATCCAAGCAAAAAGACACCGCCCCCTAATGAAGGCTTGCGGGAATATTGCAAAGAAAATGGTATGAAGCAGAACTTCGTAATATCTAAGGCTGTTGAGGAGTTTATCAGGGAATGAAAAAAGGAGTGTCCGAACAATGAAATCCGTCCACCCCAGTTACGTTACAAATCAAGAATGCTTAGGGGCTGATAAATGTCAAGAACTTTCTTTGACGGAAATCCAGAAGAAAATCGTGTTGCACGTCTCAAGTGTATGCGAAGTTGAAACGCAAAGGTCAATGGCAAAGGTTCTTGGAATATCCTATACAAGCATGAATGAGAACATGAGGCATTTAGTTAATTCAGGGATAATAAAACCTGTATCGGTTGGCAAGGGTAGGCTTGTAAAGTATTTGGTCAATAAGGATGTTGTTCCCTCTATTTGCAAGTCAGACTTTCAATCCCAAAAACTGCAATGTGATATAGATAAAACTACTCTCTCTGCTATTAAGCTTAAAGACTTTCAAATAAAGAAAGCGGAGTCGATGGTTTTAGATAAGTTGCTTGTTGGCACGAATATAGATGCCAAGATTTTGATTGAGACCCCCAAGAGAATAGTTCATGGGAGGCTGTATTACGAAATAGATGGCAAACGATATACTCCGAAACAGGCGGTTAGGTATTTGTCTGGAGAAATCATAGAGAAGGGAGTATCAGTCAGATGTTTCTCTGCCAAGCCGAACAACCTCATTTACTGGAGAAATGCAATAACTGGAGTTATGCAGTTCAATGTAGATTTCGCCAAGATTGATGAGATATATCCAGAAGAGATGGAGTTCGTAAAGCTATACAGGCAGATAACGAAACGGACTCAGCTTTCACGAATAGGAAACATGGCGATAATAGGTCTTATGAGGGAGTTTACGCCCCAAGTAGTAATATCGAAAGTGCTTTATATTATCTCCAGGATAAAGAGCAAGATAAGAAAGGTGTTTTCGTATCTCCATAGCTGTTTAGCCTCGATAGATGAATACGGAGAGGAGTTCATAGATACTTACAGTACGGACAGTGGAACGATAGTTCACCCCAAGCTGATGGAGTTTTATCTGCCTATCAAGAACCGTTCAGTAAGGAACGTGTTTGAGTTGTTTTCAGTGGCAACGAAGAAAATACTTGGATATGCGATAAAATCAGTTGACGTATTATGCGGGTATTTCTGTGACTCACGGATAGAGATTTGTAGTTTAGCAAATACAAGAGAAGGATACTAAGGAGTAACCAAGAAATGAAAGTTGTAGCAATTAGCAAATGTGAAGAGTGCCCAAAGTTGGACTGTCCTCTTAGAAAACTGTGTGGTCTTATCCCGAAAGAATGTCCGCTTTCAGATATGCTGGTGTGTTCGAGGTGTGGCATTTATTACAGAAAAAAAGCCAATGCAATGAATGTGTGCCAAGTCTGCTTGGGTGGACTAAGTGAAAGAGATAAGTAGAACCTCAAGCATGGAGATGATGGCTGTTGTCTCTCAGTTTGTGATTGGTTTTAACAAGTATGATTTCCCAATAGACAGAGTTTGCGAGTCTGGTGAGAACGAAAGGAATTGCGTTGTTTTCGCAAAAGACGGAGACGCAGAACACCTAAGAAAGTTGGGAGGCAATGTCCTCGTAGTATGCACCCCAGAAATACTGCACGAAGTATATAGACCAAGCGTGTCGAAACCGATGTTTGTTGTATGCAGCAAAGCCTACGAAGAGGTGTGCAATCTCATTAGAGACCTTTGTTGTGTCGAGAAATGAGGCGAATAAAAACAGAGCGTGTGAGGATGCCAAAAACTACCGCCAAATGATATATCCAAAACGAAAGCAAATAAGCTTTTTAGGAGATATTTATAGGCGGAAGAAAAAAAGAAACCTCAAAAACCGAGCAAAAATGGCGATGCCAACATATTACCAATAAAAGACTTAGGAAATTTGGAGTAAACGAAACGAATGATTACTACTTTTATCTTATGAATGCTTGGAAAGTCCACATAAGCTTAAATGAGCCTAAAACGAATAACGAGAAACCTCGTAAAACTGCTTTTTTTATGAAGAAAACACGACAAATTATTTTGCAAGTATAACTATCACAATAACATAGCTTTACGAACTTGGCTAAAAAAAACATGAAAAAACCGAAAATTAACACTTGACAGTCCACATACCTATGTCATTATAGCTTCATAACTTGGAACACAAAAAAAACAAAACAAGGAGTCGAAAATGAAAAAGATGATTAAGTTCAAGGTCAAACACATTCAATTCAGGATGGCTTACGTAACTGATGAGTCTGCTGGAACAACCTGCACATCCCTTACTAACGGGATGGAGGCACTTGTTAAGAACCTCTCAGGCAAGAGAGGAATAATAGACGACAGCACTTCACTCTATTACAAGGATACGGATGGCAGAGTAGATGAAGTGATGCACTCCGAAGGAAAGTTTGTAGGTTTCGGGACTGGATTCAAAAATGAAGAGCAGTTCATTCAGGCTTTCGGGATAACCCACCTTCATCCGAACTGCAAAGAGGCAGAAGAGGTGGAATATGAGGTCTATTGATTTCCACTATGGACAATACGCAATAGATGTCAAAAACCCAAGAACCCCAGACGGGGTGACCGAGGAAATCTATTCACCAGGGATTGAATCACTTTCAAGCACCATAGAGTATTTGCTTAAAGAGATAGAGGCAGATATGCAGAAGAAATACCCCTCTTACGACATTAGTATTCACTGGACTGGTCGCTCTGGTGGCTGGTTTGAAATACATGGGAACTGGGAGCTTGAGCAGGTGTGGAGAGGTCACAAGGATTACGAACTTCAAGAGAACCCGCAGAGAAAACGCATTATCGAGACTTATATCCTTCCCCACTTCCAGAAGATGGTTGACGGTCTTATGACCATGTATTACGATTACTGGAAATCGGAAGTTGAACAAATTGAAAAGTAAAAAAAAACCTTGACAGTCTATGCCCTACTGTCATAATTGAATCATAACTTGGAAATCAAAAAAACAAGGAGTTAAAAATGGAAAAGTTAGCAGAAATCAAGGCACTGAAAGCCCTAATGAATGATGACACTTATCTCAAGGACTCAATAAGCATTGAGAGCTTTGAGGAAATGGTCTTAAACATTCAGAATGACCACCCGATTTTCCTTAACACCCCCCACGATGGCGAAAGACAAGCTTCCCTTATTAAAAAGGTTGAAGAGCTTGAAGCCATGCTCAAAGAAAAGAACGAGACTCTCCCGCTCGCAGATGATGAGCGGGATTGTTTGCTTGCCAAATACTGGAACGAGTTTAGCTGTCCTGCTGCTGCTGAAATGGCAGACATCGAAAAGGATATGATACTTGGCAAGGATGTGCGGTTATGACGGTTAGAGAAATAATCGTAAAACGGATAGTGGAGTCTCTTGAAAACGGGACTCCACCGTGGAGAAAGACTTGGAAGAGGGGCATACCCAAGAACTTCGTGTCAAAGAGGAAGTATCAGGGAATCAACGCTCTATTGCTTGCCTTTGCAGAGACCGAATATCCACTGTTTTTGACATGGAATCAGATAAAGCAGCTTGAGGGCAGAATAAAGAACGATGAGAACGGAGATATGCTTTCTGGGTATATCGTTGTCCTCTATAAAACAATCGAGAAAGAAGTAGAAAATAAAACCACTGGCAACCTTGAAATTGAAGAGGTATCGTTTTATCGGTATTACAGAGTCTGGGCGCTTTCAGATGTTGAAGGTATATCATACGAACCAGATGGAGAGGATATTTTACTTGACCCCAATACTAAGCTTGAGAAGGCAGAGGAAATTATTACTAAAGCTAAGCAGTTTGTGCAGATTGTTCATAATAATAGTGGGTCAGCCTGTTATTATCCGATGTTGGATAAAATAGAGATGCCTGCGATAGGGCACTATGAAACCCCAGATGCTTATTACGCCACAGCTTATCACGAGATAATTCATTCTACAGGTATTCCCAAGAGGTTGAACCGATATTCAGTAGGCAGTGGAGCGCAAGAGAAACATGAATACGGAGTAGAAGAACTTGTAGCTGAAATTGGAGCTTGCTTCCTTTGCGCTGAAGCTGGCATTGATATAGAAAATGTATTGCCTGTATCCACGAGCTACATTGATGGATGGGTAAAAAAGATTGAAGAAAAACCTACAATCATATTTGAGGCAGTTAGAAAAGCTAAAGAAGCTGTTGCCTATCTGCTTGGATGTGAAATAGAAGAAAAAGGAGAGTAAATGCACTACAAGCAAATGTCCGAGTTATACTCTGCCATTAGGCGATTTGTAGAGGACAGCGGATATGATGTAAGTCTATCATTGTCTGGGCTGCTGAATCAAATGGCAGAAAGCGGAAGAGTCGGGAAGATGGAGATGAAACGTTTTCACAAATATCTTGAAGAATTTGGTGATGAAACGTTTTCCACGACCCATGAGTTAGTAGATAGCGTGGCAAAAAATGCTTTCAAGTGGCATAGAAGGTTTTCAATCTCTGAAATCCAGTGCTACCGCAGATGCAAGCTTCAACACGCCCTAAAATATTGCGAAAGACTCCAACCAATCGCAGAAGAAAGCAGATACCTTCGGATTGGCAGTTGGGTTCATAAGCTGATTGAGCAGTTATACTCAGTCGGATATGAAGCCTCTCCGCTGGATGTTATGATGCTGGTTGACGGGGTGAAACAAGAAGCATACGAAATCATCGAAAGATGTGAGACCCAAGACCAAAAAGAACTTGTTCGGATTGACTGTGCGATAGCAGAAGGAGCAATCAACGCCTACTATAACACAGTGTTCCAAGAAGAGCAGGGCAGGGGTTTCTCCATGTCAAAAGAAAACGTAGAAAAGTCATTCACTGTCCCGATTTTGTCTGATAAAACTGGCAGAAAGTCAACGAGATATGCCTTTAAGGGCAGAATAGACGGTGTGTTTGATTGCTCAGATGGAAAGAAGTATATCCACGAAATCAAGACGAAGGCAGGTTATGGAGAATCAGATAAGGAACACCTCACACTTGACGACCAAGCTACAGCCTATGTCTGGGCAATGAGACAACTTGGTGTAGATGTTGGCGGTGTTGTTTATACCGTTATCAAAAAGCCAAGCAGTGTAAGACGCAAAACCTTTGAATACACCGTTGTAAACAACGAGCACAGAATACAGGAATGGGGCTTTACGACCAAGCCTGATTATGAGCGGTTTATCAAAGACAAGACGGCAAAGTTCACTGAGGAACACTACGAAATCAGGCTCATTGAAGCCGAACTCAAGAAGAACAATACCTATTCTGTTTTTGAAGATGGTGAAGAAATAGCCAAAGACATCCGTTTGAAGTCGGAAGCCCAAGCTCTTGTTGCCGAAAAAGTGAAGCCGTTTATTGATGGTTTTGAAGTCTCATCGGTTGAAGGCATAGAGGCTGTAGATGATTATTGTGCAAGGATAGTCCAAGACTACAAAGACAGACCAGAGTTCTATGTATTCAGAGACTTGGTATTCAGGGAACAGAAAGCCCTCGACCTCTTTGCGAAACGCATTGGGATGGAAGTAAAAGAAGTGGCAGCAAACAACGTTGACACTGCTTACCCACAACCCGCAGAGGCTTATCAGAACTATTGCTCCATGTGCGACTACAGGGACTTGTGTATTTATTGGCACGACCAAAACATGGTTGAAGAAATCAAGAAATCAAAGTATATGACACAAGAACAGTTGTTTGCGATAGAAGAGCACGAAGCCAAAAAAGAGAAGAACGAAGATGAGATTGATTTTTAATCTTGACGGTCTGGAACGGTCTCATAAATTGAAAACATCACTTACATCATAAGGAGGTTTCCAAGATGGAAATCAAGTCACAAGCAGTAACCGCAAAAACTGGGGAGTCCTCAGAATTGTATGGCTTAACTATGATACTATACGGAGAGCCAGGCATTGGGAAGACCCACGCAGTAAACTTTCTCCCCGAAAAGACGACCCTTTATATTGGGTTTGAAGGTGGGGACGAACCGCTCATTGGCAAGGATATTGCGATAATCAACTTCTCATCGGCAAGCGGGAAAGACTCTCTGGTTGCCCTGAAACAGGTTATGGATGCAATCCAGCACAAGGAGCAGATTGTTATAGGTAAGCTAAAGATAGACACATCGAAGCTTACGAACGTGGTAATTGACAATATCTCAGAGCTTGAACGCTATATGCAGATAGGACTCATGAAGACCAGAGGGAAATCATTCATGACTCTTAAAGAGTATGGCGACTCCACGCAAAAGATGAAAGAGTATATGCGGACAATCAGAGACCTCAAGCTCAGTGGTCTCTACGTTACCGCAATAGCTCACGAACAGATTATCGAGGAGCGAGACGAGACTGGGACATCTGTAACAAGAACCTATCCCCAAATGGGTCAAAGAATAGTCCGTGAAATCATGGGTATGTTTGACATTGTTGGCAGGATGGAACGTGAATACGGGGACGCAGCAGAGGGAATTGTAGAGGTTCAGAGAGTCATACGCATCAATCCCAATCAGCGTGTATCTGCAAAGTGCAGAATTACTGGTCTTGTAGAAATCTATGGTGACACCGTGTCTCAAGACATCGGGGAACTGTATCGCACCGCATACAAGTTAAGAAAAGACAGAATAACCAAACCCAAAGAAGGAGATAAGAAATGATACTGGACTTTAATTTCAACGAAGTTGAGGAAAAGGTTCTTGGCGAATACTTGCCAGAAGGTCAATTTGAATGCAAATGCGTCAAGGCAGCTTGGGGCAAATCCAAGAACGGAACGCTTTATTTAGGGCTGGTTTGGGAATGCGTAGAAGATGGCGATTTCTTTGGCAAGCAAACCATAGAACGCAAGTATCTCACCCCCGCAACCCTGCCATACGTTAAGGGATGGTCTCACAACCTGAACGTAATCCTTGACGGAAAAAGCGTAAACGAAGAAGCCTATGTTGGACGCTTTGCTCTCGTTAAAATCAAAGAGGTGGAAAACGAGGGATACGACAACAAGAAACGTGAAGTAAACTCGTGGATTTCCCAAACCAATGCAGCAAAGAACAAGCAGGTTAGCGGAAGCGTAGGGGCTTCCAAAGTAACCCCAAGCGATATTCGCTCTGAAGACCCCCCGATGCCGTCTGATGATGGTGCTCCAATGCCATCAGACAATGATGTGCCATTCTAAAAACGAGTCCCACTGGTGGGAGGCTGAAATATGTCTCCCACCGTTAATTGGAGCGAAAGATGTTTAAGAAACTTGTGCAATCAATGGACGAAAGGTCACGGGCTGTGTTATACGCCTTAAAGCTGTATGCTGAAAACGCATTGCTTGTTGGTGTGATTTGTGACCTCAATGGAAAACCTGTATCTGTAAGCGACTTAGTTCCCCTGAAATATGTGGATGAAGCCATTGAACACAACGTGATGTATGCCATAGGTGAGTTTTATGTGTTTACTTCGTGGCATGAGTATTTCTCGAGGGAGCTTAATTCGTTAGACGTAGAAAGGTTCAGAAAGGTAAATGGATATACGAGGAAGGATTACGTTGACTTCCTTGAAAAGTATATCGGAAAATCTGACAGATATAAGAACCTTATAGACTGCTATCGAGTTGTAAGTGAAAAGCCGAAGGGAGTATCAGAAATACTTGATGGATGCACCCTAAGTGATGAAGAGAAAAAGCTTGTTTGTGACTACGCATTGAAGTTTGGGACACGAAGTCAATACGACAAGGGAGTAGTTCCCCTTAACCTTAATGTGTCAGAGGCAATTACGGAAATAGTGGCTATGTATGAGACTGGAATTGTGTATTATTCTGGAAAAAAACACGATGTAAGCAGGGATAAGATAACCACATCGCTGAAACGGGTTATCTCGATGCAACACGTGATGCACCTGAAAAATAATAACTATTTGAAACAACCACTAATCAATCAGGAGAATAAAGTGCCCACAGAGACCAATATAGCGAAAACAAGAGAGGGGTATTGATGAAAGAGTTTATGACTGGGGTTCATGGCTACAATATGGATGAACTTTTGAAAGATGCACCATCAGATAAGTGGATTTGCGAAGAATGTGGTAGTGAAAACACGAATTGGGTTGTCAATATCTCGTGGATGTTAAAGAAAACTGGAGATAAGTATAGAAAGGGATATTGTCCTTCCTGCAAGGAAGCGGAAGAAAAGAAGGAAGCCGAACGCCTTGAGGCTAAAAAGAAGCATGAAGAAAAGCAAAGAACAGAAACCCTTTACAGACGGGCAGAGATACCAGAAAATATCAAGACAGCAAGGTTTGAGGAACTTGTTGTTAGAAGCGGTGCTGAACTTGCGTTTGATAGGGTTAAGAAGGTTCTTTCAAATAGGTGCTGGCTTTACCTGTATGGCGACAATTCAGTTGGCAAGTCGTTCTTGGTTGGTGCTGCTATAAATATGCTGATAGAGAAAAGCGTTCCGACCTTATACGTAAACGAGTCTCAGTTGTTTGACAGGATTAGGTTTTCTTGGGATAAGAACTCCAAAGAAAAAGAAAGCGACATCTTTAATCTCTTTAAGGCTGCACGGGTGGTCTTTTGGGATGAGTTTCTTTTGTTCAACTTCATAGACAGGGAGTGTCCGCTTTGGAAGTATGAGAGGATGTATAGCTTGATAGAATACTGTTCGGAAAACGGGAAGATAATGGTTTTCACTTCCAATATAGACCCAAGCGACAAGAACGACGTGGAATATCACAACGTTATGGAACGGGCTGGCAAACGAATAGTAGCACGGCTCAAGAGACACGATACACTGAGAATTAAGATGAGCAATAAGCCATTTTGTTAGGAGAATGAATGGAAAAGACAGTTTACGAATATGCACACCAGTTGCCGAATTACGAGAAGAACTCATCGGTAAGTGGTGAAACCTGCGGTATATGCAGATATGGTAGTAACGCTAATACCAAGCTTCCACAAAACTGCGACAGGCTTCTCTATTCGATAGTTCCGAGAAAAGGCAGATGCGACCTTTTTGGAAGGAAAGATGTTTGAACTTGACTCGCTCAATGAAGAGCAAAAACGAGTAGTTTTGACCAATGAAGGAGTGGTATGCTGCACGGCGGTTGCTGGCTCTGGAAAAACGTTTGCAATGACTCACAAGGTTGCGTATTTGGTAGAAAGCGGGGTAAACCCAGAGAAAATACTGTGCTTTACCTTTACCAAGAAAGCTGGAAGCGAACTTGGTGACAGGCTAAAGAATATGCTTAGTAGAGAAGACGCATCAAAGATAAGCGTTGGAACTATGCACTCGATATTCTATTCTATCATCAGGAAAGAAAGGATGTTGCTTGCCCACACCTATACAGACATCAAGCTTATTCTTGAGTGGCAGCAAAAGAAAATGATGAAGGAAGCATACGACCAAGTTGTTAAGGTAATCGGGAAAGAAGGAAAGAACCCCTTTATAGCCTATGCTTCGATAAGCAGGGCTAAAAACGAACTGCTTTCCCCGATGGGGCTGAGAACATTCCTTCAATCCACTAAGCAAGAAAACCTAATGTGGATATGCAGCGTATATGAACGCTACGAAGAAGCCAAAAAGAAGGATGGCTTAATAGACTTTGACGATATGTTGACCATAGCACACGACCTTCTTTCGATACCAAGCGTAAGAGAAAAGTGGCAAAAACGTTGGGATTACATCATGGTGGACGAGTTCCAAGACACGAATACTGCTCAAGCAAGGATGGTCAAGATTTTGTCTGAAAAAGCAAAACTGCTTTTCATTATTGGGGACAAGAATCAAGCAATTTACTCGTTTAGGGGTGCAAGACCAGATTACATAGAAGGCATTGAAAAGCACTATCCAAACGTGAAGCGTATGTCCCTGTCTAACACCTATCGCTGTTGCAGTAAAATAGTTGAAAAAGCAAACCTGCTGATAGACGTATTGGGCGGGTCTAAAACTGTATCCCTTAAAGAGGGCGGGGATGTGGTTTATCTTGGTCACTTCGACACCTCAGATACAGAGGCAGAAGAAATAGCAAACGAGATAATGCACCAAATGAGGGTGAACCATATCAAGCCTCAAGATTTCAAGGTTATTTACAGAACCAATGCCCAATCGAGAGCGATTGAAGAGGCTTTCTCGATGGCAAAGATACCGTATGTGGTTTTTGGCGATAACTCGTTTTACGATAACAAAGAGGTTCGGGATATGCTTGCTTATCTCAGAATTGCTGCAAACCCACACAAGTCGCCAGAGTCATACGTGCGGATATTCAATAAACCGCCCAGAAAGCTTGGAACTGTATTCGTAGAGGAATGGAAACAGCAAAGCATGAATGGCGTGGATTGCTACGAGTCATTGTGTTATCGTTATAGCGGTAGTTTTGCTGAAAGTCAGGCAAGGTATATGTATAGCCAGATACGAAGTATAATCGGGTATTCCAAAGTTGCAGACAACGTTGGAGACGTAATCGAGAGAATTAGGAAAGAAGTTGGATATGATGATTGGGTTAAAAGCTCGATAGACGATGTTGAGGCAAGCCAAGATGCTATTTACAGGAAGATAGAAATCCTTGACGAAATGAGCTATAATGCGAGAAAGTATAAAACCATAGAAGATTATCTCGCTCACGTGGATTTCGTCACCAAGAAGCGAGAAAGCGGAGCAAAATCATCTGTAAACGTTATGACAATTCACAAAGCAAAAGGTCTTGAAGCAAAGGCAGTGTTTGTATGTGGGGTCAGCAACGGACTGCTTCCTCACGGAAATGGAGAAGAGCTTGAAGAGATGAGATTGTTTTATGTGGCAATCACAAGGGCGAAAGAAAAGCTGTTCCTTAGCGGGTATGCTGAAAAGAATGCAAACGATGTAATGAATGAGTCATGGTTCTTGAAGACGATAAAGGTTATAGGAGATGATGAAAATGAACCAAGTTAAGTCGCAAGTTGAAGCTGAGGTGAACGAGAACCTCTTTAAGGTTATAGATTTTATGCGTGGACGCATAGGCTCTCAGAACGCAATAAACGCAAAAGAAATAGCACGGCGGTTCGGGATTAGCCCAAGAAGCATAAGGCTGATAATGACGACAGCGGTAAAGAAGAAAATCCTGCCGATTATCAGCTATGATGGTTCTGATGGAACTGGTGTGTCTGGATATTTTGTTGCTTCTTGCTACGAAGAGGTTCAGGCTTATGTTGACGCTATCAATGCAACGATGAAAGCCTTTGAAACAAAGAAAAACATGATAGTTGAATGTTTCAATCAGTATATATCATCGGAGCAAGAGAAATGATAGCATATCCATATATTGTCTCAAGAATACTTAAATCAAAGAGAGAGTGCCAAAGCATAATAGATTACCTTTCTAAAAAGGGAACTGGCTGTGCGATTAGAGAAGCAAAGAACGGCTTTATAGTATGCAGGGAACTAAGCGAAGAAGAGGCAGCAAGCAAAGAGGTGTCGAAACAGATAATCAAAGACGCAAAGAATGGGTTGTTATCTGGGAAGATAGTGTTAGAAAGAAAGCAAAAAAAAACTTGACGGTCAAGGCATGATGGTCATAATTGAAACTATAAACACTTATATCATAAGGAGTTGCAATGGGACAGATTGTAACATTTAGACACAACGGTAGAACCTATGCCTCGATTGGCAACCATACTTGGCAGATGCTTGAGGGTCTCAGCTATAACAGAGAACTCATCTTTGCCATAGTTGTTGGAAGGTCTGGAAGTATTTCTCAGGAATACTTACCATCGGGGTCTTGGAAGGTTTACCGTTTTAAGGTAAAGGGTAAACAGCCATTGTTCGTTGTTTACAACTCAACCTATTTTAAGCATAGCGAAAAGTTCTATGGGAAGAAGCAAGCTTATGTTGCAAAAACAACAGAGGGATGTTTGTATCTTGGCATAAGAGACTTTCTCGATAGGATTGGAGTAGAGCCAACGGACAGGAATATAGCCCAAACAGTTCCCCTGCTCACAAGGAAAATTGGGCAGTTGCAACAAGAGGTTGATGGTCAGACCCTTGTTGGCAGGATGTATGATTATTCATATTTCTATGCAGAAGACGACCACGAAATTCAGGAGATAAAAGAGGTGCTTAGTGGAAGAAGAAAGAAATGACCTGATGTGGTTTCAGAAGTCGAAAGCACGGGACGGTCTTTACGAAACTCCAGCACAAATGGCGAATGCTGCCTATGAGATGATAACTGGTATTTGTGAGTTCTCAGGCAACAAGCCAAACGTTCTTGACCCATGTGCAGGAGGAGGGAGGCTATTGCTTCCATTCAAAAAGAACGGTTTTGACATCATCGGGATTGAGTATAACGAGCTAATGTATGAGAAGCTCAAAAGAGTTCTTGGAACTAAGGTTGCAAGGTGCGGAAATGCAGTGGATTACTTTACTGGGGACAGATTAGCTGTTGGCAAGTTCCATTGCGTGGTTATGAACCCCCCATTTGGAGTAAGGCTTGATGTTGGCGATAACTACTTTGAAACTGGAGAGGAAGTTATTGAGTCGCAAACAGCCTTTATCGAAATGATGAACATGGCGATGCCCAGTTATGGCAGGGGAGTTGCAGTAGTAATCTTACCCACCACTACTTGGAGTAACGCAAAAGATGCAGCCTTGAGGAACTATCTGTTTTCCAAGTTCAATGTATTTGCCAAGATAACGGTGAAGAACGGGTTCAAGGAAGAATACGGGATAGACGTTGAAACAGACCTTGTTCTATTGGTTAAAAAGCAAGCGTATTCCTATGGTGGTGGGATGCAGCCTTATCCCTCAAGTCCCTATGCTTATGAAGCTACGCTTGAAACGCTGCCAAATGTGGTAAAGCACTTTCTGGTTGATTACTATGGCTCTTATGCGAAGTTGAATATATCCATACAAGACTGGGACAAACGAGACGTTTCCACGATACCAGACTTTTCGAGGTTGATAGAATATGAAGACGACAGCAATGGGGTTGTGATAACTTCCAAAGGGTTGTCTGGATGCCTTGTTGACAGGGCATTGCTTGGCTTCTATGACGACTCTGGCATTGAAACGTATAACCCAGTTGTTGGCAAGCCGACAGGCATAACGAAGGCTTACTTTAGCGTTCCCTCGCTTATACGCAACGGAGCGACTAAAGCTGTTGAGTTTGGGAGTAAGCTTGGTCTTTCAATATCAATGTCCGACAAAGAACGTGAGATGTTTGATGCACTCAGGGAGAAATGGAGATACGAAGCAACTCCACTTTATCAGCCCAAAGCACACGAACTGCTTGCCTATTATCGGAATGAGCTATACGAAGCAAGAAAGACATACGTAAGTTCCTCAACTGGAAAGCTGTTGTATCAGAAAGGAAAGAAGTATTTGTTCAAACCGACTTGGGTTCGCTCAGAGGAGAAGGTATCTGAGGAAGACGGCAAAGACTCGAAAGGTGAGTTCGTAGAAAAGACGAGTCTCGATAGGGGGTTCTTGCAAATCAATGTAAGCAGTGAAGCTGGAGTTATAGAATACCCAGAGTCAGAGGCTGAACTGATTGAAGAACTTGTCACTGTGTTTGGGTTGCCCACCGTAAAGAGCGTATCCGAAGCATATCCCCACAGAGTTGAGTTCTGGGCAAAAGAGATTGCTAAACGCTTTCCCTTTCTCTTTGATTACCAAGCAGAAGACCTTGCACGTATCTTGACCAAGAAGAACGTCTATATTGGATTTGAGATGGGAGCGGGAAAATGCAATGAAAAAGATACATTGGTTGAAGTGAACGGCACTCTTGCAAGAATATCAGATGTTTACGAGAAATACAGCACAACAGAAATAGCCGATGCAGATGGTGGCATTTGGACGAAGCCGACAATTCCGCTGTATGTAAATTCGTATAACGAATCAAGCAGAACCATTGAAAGCAAGCAAGTTACGTCACTATATCGAGAGCGAGTAAACACTATCTTAAAGAAAGTCTTGCTATCTACTGGTGATTCTATAACAATAACCCAAGCTCACAAACTACTTGAAGCCAGAAAAGGATGGACAAATGAGTATGAAGTTGGAGACTATATAGCCGTATCTTGTGAGACCAATAGCAACCTTCATGGAATATACGTTTATGACCTTTTTAACCTGCTTATAGAAAAAAGCGGATGGAAGTCAAAGTTTTGGGGATTTTCTAACTTATTTGAAAGCACTTATTCTGGCAAATGGAATGTTTCTAAAATAGCAAATCCCAAGACAGTAGAATGTGTTATTGAAAAGATATATGAGTTTCTCAATCCCTCGTTTCAGGAAAAATTAGAAAAAGCAAGCAAGAACCTGTTTTATCGCAAAAACATTGAAAGATATAAGAATGCAGACAGAACTGCAATTCTCAATATAGCATTAGAGTTAAATCGCAGGCTGGTGTCTGATGTTACTTATGTTAAGGTTGTATCAATAGATGACGTTATTTATGATGATTATGTTTACGACTTAGAGGTAGAGGATAATCACAATTATGTTGCAAACAATGTTCTTGCTCACAACACGTTGATGGCTTATTGCTATGCCACGCTTCGACAGTATCAGAGGGTGTTGATAGTATGTCAAGGCTCGCTTGTGGATAACTGGTGCAACGAAGCAGTTAAGTTTGGGTTCAAGGCAACTGCTCTCAAAGACCATGACGATGTAGATGTATTTGTTTCCCGCTTCAAGAGAAAGGATTTTAAGCCACATCAGACGGAGTTCTTTGTTATCGGGCAAGAGTTCTTGTCTCTCGATGGTGGAAGGGTATATGACGAATGGAAATGCGAAAGATTTGATGGCGATGGCATCAAGATACACGAGGAAACTTGCAGAAAGCAGTCCTGTTCAAAGGGTCATAAGTATGAGACGCAGGTAAAGGTTTGCCCAAAATGCGGAGCTACTTATGACAAAAGAAGCGGATGGACTGGCAGGTATTGCCATGAATGTAAGTATTCAGCCTATTCATACGGAACGTTTAAGGGAATAACGGGTATCAGGCAATATCCTGCATATAAGCGGTTGAAAAAGATGTTCACTTGCGTGATAACGGATGAAAGCCAGAACTATGCAAACAGGTCATTGAGGGGAGAGGCAACCAGAGCACTCAAGGCAAAAAGCAGATTGATGCTCACTGGAACAATCATGAAGAATTATGTGTCTGATGTTTTCCTTAACTTTGGCTGGTTGATGGGCTATAACAACCCAGTGTTCTACTTTAGCAGAGATGAGGCAAAAGAGTTTCTTGATGAGTTTGGCTCTTACGAGATAGTGTCCAAAGAATACTTGTCGGAAATGGGCGATGCTTCGGTAAGGAAAAGAAAACAGGGACGGAAAAAGCTGCTCCCATCTGTGAGTAACCTAAGCAGGTTTTGGAGGCTGATAACTCCATTTACCGTAAGAAGGCTCTCGGATGATATAGAGGAGCTAAAGAAAATCCCAAGAGAACGTAAAATAGTCTGGTGCGACATGGACTTGGAACACATGAGTCTGTATGGGGAGATTGAAGAGTGGGCAAAGAAAGTCCTTAATTTCGAGCTATCCAAAGAGACCGTAAACATGGGAGTTGTTTCAATGTGCCTATGGAAACTGAGGTTCGCAGCTACTATACCAGTTTCGGATATGCTGATAATGGATGAGCCGAAGTATGCTTATCCTAACTGCAAGCTTCCGTCAAACCACGTTTGGTCTAAGATAGAAGAACTCACAAAGATAGTTAAAGACGCAACTGCAAAAAAAGAAAAGCTAATTGTGTTCTCTGGAATACGGGACTGTCAGGCATACGTTTGCAAGTATCTGCGTGGGATTGGATATAAGGTAAAGTATATTGATGCTGGAGTTCAGGTCAATGATAGGTTTGATGAAATCAAGGAGTTCTCAGACAATGGGTATCAGGTTCTTGTAACGGGTTCAAATATCCTTAACCGAGGATACACGATAACCGCAGCAAACCATGTAGTCTTTATGGATTTAGCCTATACGCCAGAAATAACAGACCAAGCGGAATATCGGTGCATACGTCCTGGTCAAGACAAGAAAGTTATGATATACTACTTGCTCACCAGTCAGACGATTGACTCAGAGATGCACGACATAAACACCATGAAGCGAGACGCTATTCATCACGCTATCAATAAGGTTGCGAAGTTTGCTACTGTTGCAGACCTATTGAGGCAAGCGGATATGCGAAACCCAGAAGTGGCGGTTGCAAAGAAAATCCTTGACGCAGAACGGCAAAAACCGCCTGTTGTCATTGAACTGCCAAAGGAAAGTGTAAGCCAGAAAGTCGCCGAACAAGAAGAACTCAGAGTTGTTTGCGGGAAAGGCGACCAGATGTGCATAGAATTTTAGAAGAGGAATAGATGAATATCTACTTTGCGAGCTTTGACCACGCACCAAAGAAGTGGGGTGGCAGGGTGTTTTTAGTAACTCTGCCAGTCCCCAAAGAGATAGATGATTGTCTCAATTTGTTGCGTGTAAAAGGATTGACGCTTAAAGACGGCATGACTAAAGCTGAGGCGAAAGAAGCTTATGACTCTTTCAACTGGGCTGCTGTTGGAAATAAGCTTGTAGAGAACGATATGTTCCTCGGAAAGAAAAGCCACATTGATTTCCTCACGCCATACGTAACCTGTGAAAATCTCAACCCCCTTAGCTATGACGACATAGACTCTATGGAAGAACTAGAACAAGAAGAGGCACGGGCAGTTTATACGGAGGTGAATGAAGAGTATCTACGATTATTCGGGTATCATCTTGAAGAAACGAGAATGCCCATATCACCTATATCTATTGACGGAGAATACGTTCCATTTGCGTGCAAAAATGGAACGTTCATCATCCCTTTCTTTTGCCCAGACAAATACAAACACTGGGTAACTGGAGGTATGGAACTCGAAGAGATGCTTGAGACGTTTATCAAGCCGTATGTAAGTGAAACGCAATATGCACGTTTATTGCAAGATTACTGTGGAAAGAAACCCAAAGGAGAAAAAGAACAATGAGATTTGTTTTTGGAAGAAAGGTCGTGTTGAGCATTGTGTTCATCGTCCTTGCCGTTGTCGGAACTTTTTTCGTAAAGTCGCCTGTTGACTCTATGCCTTTGTTTACGATTGAGAACCTGATGCTGGTCGTTGGGACTGCGTTTGGTATCACGTTTGCGGCAAAAGCAGCTCAGAAAGCAAGGCTTGAAAAAAGACCTATCCCGCCCTATGTTACTGTGCTTGAAAAAATATGGGCACTGCTTGACCCCACCGCTGGAGCGATAACAGCAGTAGCCTCGTTTTTGCTTGCAACGTTCCTTGTCTATTATAGACTTGTTGATTTCACGGCATGGTTTTCGTATCATGCTATCTTTTTAGTGTATTTCGATACAGTCAATGTCGCAAAGAAGTAATACCGTTGGTGATGGGCAGAGTCGAAGTGGCTTTGCCCACTCACTCTTGGGGACAAACTTATCGGTTCAGTATGATGAACTTGATGCTCTTGCAAAAAGCAAAATAGACAAGATGTATATGGAGTTTCTTGGAACGTGCGGATGTATTGTATCAAGAAAGAAGCCAATCCAGAGACATCATGTTAGAATGTTCGATAACTCTGGAATTGGGTGCAAACCCCCAGACATCTATTGTGTTCCCCTTTATTACCAATATCACACTGGAGATAACGGGATACACACGCTTGGACAAGAGACGTTTTGTAAGAAATACGGGATTGATTTACAAGAAGAACTCAGAAAACTCCACAAGAAGTTTGAGGATTATTACAGGAGAAAGATAAATGAAGCAACTTGATGAAATAGACTTTAGCAAGGTTAGCGAAGTCAACGTTGAAACTGGGGAAATTGTAGAGGTTGAAATAGACCCAGAACGTGCAGACGAGGCATTCAAAGAACAGGAGAAAATCCTTGACCTTGTTAAGGAAGCTGGTATCACCATGTGTAAGCTTGCAAAGCGATTGATACCATTTAGAGACGAAAAGATGTGGTTCTTTCTTGGCTACTCATCTTTTCAGGAATGGTATCAAAACGTTGGACTGTCCAAGACAACGATATATCGGGCAATAAACATCTTTGAAACGTTTGTTCTGGAATACAAGATACCAGAAGAAGAGGTTTATGCCTGTGACGTGAAAAAGCTTGATATGTTGCTGCCCCTCAAAAACGCAACATCAGACGGTCAACCAGTTCTCAACGAGGAGACAGCAAGCGATTGGTTAGCAAAGGCAAGCACCCTGTCTCAGGGAGACTTGATTACCGAAATCCAAACTGCACGTGGAAAGAAATCAACGGTGGAAAAGCTTATAGAAAGCGAGAGCCTTTTCAAGGGAACGTATGTGCTTGTAAAGACCACTGAGGACGTTTCTCAGCTTAGAGTAGTGTCCGACAAGAAAGTCCCCGTTGAGATGTATAAGAACGAAGAGGGCGATTTCATCGTAAGGATAGTATGAGCACCGAAAAGATAACGCTTGAAGAATACAGAAAACTTGTTGAAAACAAAAAGACTAAGCCACCCCAAGCAAAAACAAACGCAGGATGGTGGACAGATGGAACTAAGTTCTACTATATGCGGTCTTACTGGGAAGCGAACTACGCCCACTATCTCAATTTCCTAATTAAGCAAGGAGTTGTTGAGTCTTGGACATACGAGGAAGACGTTTTCTGGTTCATGCAGATTAAGCGAGGCGTAAGAAGCTATAAGCCTGATTTCAAGGTAATGTATTCAGATGGGCGGTTGGAATATCATGAGGTAAAGGGATATTACGATAAGCGTTCCAAAACGAAAATTGCCAGAATGAAGAAGTATTATCCAAGCGTTAAGGTAGTGCTTATAGACAGGAAGAAGTATAAAGCGGTAACCAAACTTAGCGGTATGATACCACGGTGGGGACAGCCTTTCCTTACCAAACAGGAAAAGGAAAAACTCGCAAGCAAAAAGTAAAAAAAAAACTTGACAAAAACAGGTTTGCAGACATAATAGCACCATATCAAAAACAACCTATAGGAGATAGTATGAAACAGACAAACATCTTTGGTGAAGAAGAAGAAACAGGAAAGAAAGAGCCGACCATGTATCTTGGGATTTATGACCAATACGAGGTTGTTTCCTCACTCGTTAAGTCGATAAGACTTGGCTTGGTAGAGGATGCACTGTATTGGCTTGAGGTCATGGTAAAGGGCGGGGCTGGACTCAGCTATGTGGTAAGACGGCTTATGATAGAGTCACAAGAGTCTGGGTTTGGTGCAGAACCAGCAATCTACGCTGCTGCTGTTGGGAAGATTGTAGAGCTTGGCAGAGACCACGCTAAGGATGCGGTTTTCCAGTTGACAGTGTATCTTTGCAAATGTAAGAAATGGTGGGAAGACGAAGACACCAGAAAGCACCTCAAGACATGGTATGCAATGGAAAAAAAGGTCATAGCAATCAAGAAACGTGAAGCAAAGCCTGTTCCTATTCCTGCCTACGCTCTGGATAGACACACGAAACGTGGAAACCAAATGCTGAGAGAAGGCAAGAAAATAGATGAGCGGTTCTCAGGCTCAGAGAAAGGCATATTCTCCATGATGACCCTATACGAGAAGTATGGAAGGTTGAACAAGGACGAATACCTGACAGACGATGAAGAACGGAAAATGAGGAAGTTCCTCTATGAGTCTTGATAGACGAAATAACGTAGAAATAATGCGGGAAGGAATTAGTCTTTCCCGCCTCTTTGAGTTGCTTGATGTTCTTGAAAAAGGCTTATCAACAAGCGGATGCACAATGTGTGGAAATTGCTGTCATTTCGACCCCCCAATGACGATAACCAACGAAGAGTATGAGCGGTTATCTCATCACGAACACAAGAACAGCGAAAGCGGAACTTGCCCATATCTTGATGGAGTCAAGTGTTCTGTTTATGAGGACAGACCAATAGAGTGTAGGCTTCACAACGTTTTCGACTCTCGTGTCTATGATGAGTGCGACTCACGGGAAACCGCTGTTATGCCAGACTGGGCTTTGGCGATACGTGAACTTGTTTACTGTGCTCTTGGTAGAAGGCGTGGGACGTTGAAGATACAATGAAAGAAAAGGCGAGACGATTGATAGTTGCACCTCATGCAGATGATGAGGTGTTATGGTGTTATTCCGTATTGAAAAACAGCAGAGTAATTGTTCTTGGGACACGAAACCCCAATAACGAGGCGGTGAGTAGGAGAATAGCACGTGAAATAGGGTATGAAATGATTTACCTTAACCACCCAGACTGCAACTACGGCTCTCGTTTCGACCTTATCAAGAAAGAGATTGAAGACATTGTTGCCGAAATGACACTTGAAGAGGTTTACTATCCCTGCCTTACTCATCACCAAGACCACAATGTTGTAAACCAGATAATGAGGATAGTGGCAAGACCGATGAGGATACCCACGATACGAAAGATTTGTGAGTTTCCTTACTGGGATATGACTGAGTTTGATTTTAACTTGGTTCACCGTGTCAGTCAAAAGAAGTTTTCCCACGTGGGAATGTTTGGTGAAAAGGAATGGACTGACTACGTAACGGCATACAACGAATACATCGGCAAAAAGCTTTCACTCAACGGAAGATATGAGGCTTTTAAGCAAATCTATGCGTTAATAGAGGAATTATGAGGCTTTTGTTTATACCTAACTTCACCAAGGGACTTAGCAGCGAAAAAATGAGTCCAAACAGCGTAATCACTGACAGTGGTTTCAAGATACTACAAGATATTCGCAACAGCATAGGAAACAGAGCGTATTGCTACTGGATACTGCCGAGCCAGTTGGACGGGATAGGAATGGAAAAGGTGATGGGAGATAGAGACCACTGTTTCTACGAAAGCCAGTGTGTTGACAATTTCTACTATCGGGACACCTACGTTGACAGCGAACTTCTCAAGAAGTTCTCAAGACGGTTCGGAGATTACTTGGCAGATGCGATTGTTACCACCAGACGGGGTGCTGTTTACGAGATGTCAAAGCTTACTGACACCACACGTCTTGGGGAAAACTCTAAGAACAAAGATGATGTGAAGAAAATCAATATGCCGATAGTGTTTATAGAGCCAAACGCTTGGGAGTATGATAACAACTTTGATGTTGTAAGTGCTATGTGCTACTATCTCGCATACCCTGTATTCCTCAGCGATGTTGAAAAGAAGAAGGCTCTTAGAATTACTTCGGAATACGTTTCTGGACGTGTATTGAAAGCAATAGATAATCGTGCAAGAGTTGGGTTCTCTGTGTTTCAGTTTGAAAGAATGGACAAGATAAAAACCCAGTCCAGAAAAAGCGATGAGTTTGTGACCATTTTCTACGGTCAGCGAATGAACAAGTATAAGAGAACGAAGTTTATCTTTGATATTTACGCAAAGCTTTTCGCCATGTATGGAGACAAGATTAACGTTGTAGCCACTACTCAGAACGGATTAACTGGAATATCCGAACAAACAGAAGAGGAAAAGTGGGGAAAGTTCTATCATCTTGTTCCAAACTGTGACTGGGAAACCTATATCGGATATGCCAATATGTCTCACGTTGCACTCGTAGCATCAGTATCGGAAGCCCTAAGCAGTGCCCATATAGAGCAAATCTACATGGGCGTGATAATGGTTCTCCCGAAAAAAGACTGGGCTATGGAGTATGTTCCAGAGGATTATCCTTTTTTCTATAATGGAGCAAGCGAATGTTTGGGGATAATGCAGTATATCATAGAAAACTACGAAGAGGCATACAGGAAGTTTGAACCAGCAATAGATTTTGTAAAGAACAAGTTTTCAGACCCCACGAGAACCCTTGACGCTGTTGTTACCGATGTTGTAATCGAAAGTAGAGAGGCACTGATGGATGAATATCGAAGTGCAATGAACAACAAGCGTGGTCTTTTATCTCGTGCTCTTGGTCTCAAGTCAGAAATATCGTGGGCTGATTTTGTTAGGGGGTTAGAGAACAATTCGCCCACGATTTCTGGCAAACAAAGCATAGAGTTCAGGAGAATGAATACCATTACTGATTATGAAGCATATGTGGCATTGCAGTCGATAATGGGATGCCACGATACCCTTACTCACGAAATGCCGATTATTATCAACGAAGGAGAGAAAGAGTGAGAGAAATGGTAATATCAGCACACCAGCCAGTGCTGTTCCCAAACAATGCCTTTTTCGCAAAGATGAAGCAAAGCGACTTGTTTGAATTGGCGATATACGACAGATATACGTCTGGTAAGAACCTGTTTTCGGCAAGGATGAATATCGGAAGCGAAACATCCTATGAGCAGTATAAGCTTCCTCTTGAGAAGTTTGAACCTTTCGAGGATATGATAAAAGACGTGAAGCTAAAGTCTGGTTATCAGGACGATGTGTGGACGGCAATAAGACGGTCATACGTTCATTTCCCACTGTGGAACTCTGTCTCAAGCATGGTAGAGGACATCATTTTCTCTGCCACCTTCAAATACCTTTGGGAGTTTGATTTTCATGCAATACTGCGTCTCAAGGAGCTATTGAAGATAGGAACACCTATATTCATATCCGAAAGACCACCGCTTATCAGTAAGACACAAGACCTGATATGGATGGCTCAGAAATACAACGCACAGAGGTATATCTCTGGAATGGGTGGGAAGCTATACATAGACGAAAAAGAGTTTGAAGAGTCTGGAATACAGCTTGAGTATTATAGCGGTAAGTCTGACAAGTGTAGCATATTGACTCGCATATTCAATGGCGATTTTACGATAGAATAGGGAGAAAGCATGGAAACCAAACGTATCGAGATAGTCTATGTTGGGATAGACAAGCTAAAGACCTTTGATGAGAACCCCAACGTTCAAACGGACAAGACCTTCAATTTGCTTGTTGAAAGCATAAGGGAAGGCGGGATGTTCGACCCCATAGACGTTGTCCCAAGCGAAGAGGGATACAAGATAATTGGCGGTGAACACAGATACCGTGCTTGCAGGTTGCTTGGACACGAAGAAGTGCCTGTCATTATCCACGAGGGATATGATGAGGACAGGCAGAAGCTGATGCTCGTAAAACTGAACCAGCTTAGAGGCAAGTTAAGCCCAGACAAGTTCGTAAAGCTGTATCGGGAAATGAGCACCAAGTATAGTGACGAGATACTCAAGACCATGATGGGGTTCGAGTCGGAAGAGGCAATGCAGAAATTGTTGGGGGACGTTAAGGCGAACCTGCCACCTGAGTTGAGAGACAAGGTAAACTCATCCAAACAAGATGTCAAAAACGTTGACGACTTGGCGTTGCTTTTGAACAAACTGTTCAGAGACCACGGCAGCACCCTCAAGTTCTCGTTTATGATATTCGACTTCGGAGGGAAGCAACACCACTGGATTAGGTTGACCAAAGAAGCACATGAAGCCATGTGTAACATAGAAGACCTTTGTGAAAAGAACAAGATAGACATCAACGAGTTGCTTAGTGGCATTTTAAGCCAAGCGAAACGTGATGCAGATAAAGAAGGAGAACTCGAACAATGAAAGTCAAAAACATCCCCAAACACGCTGCATACGCCTATGTAGCTGCTGCCTTAGCAAACACGACAATGCAGTTGATTAACTTAGTCCCAAAGACCGAAGCTTACCTTGCTTGGTTTGCTGTCTTTGTTTTCGCCATCATCACTCTCAACTGGGAACGAAACCAGTTTGTGGCTGCAAGAATGAACCTCAAGCTTTATCTCAAGATAAAGTGGCTTGACACCCTGCTTGATGTATTGGTTGCGAATACCGTATTTATCGGGGTTTTGTATCTGTTGGGGTGGCTTAGTGTATAACATTAACGCCCTTTCAAAGAAGGTTTTTGAAGCTGCACACGAAAAGGGGTTCTGGGACACATACGACAAAGTTCCAGAAGATGTAAAGCCCCAAGAAGGAGATGAAGAGTGAAGGGGAGATTTCCTCAAAGACAATCACAAGCCATTTCGGTCTAATCCAAGCAAAGGGATGGGGAGTGCGAGGTATTACTGCTGTCCAGAGGGGCTGATTAAGCCAGAAGAACTTCCAGACGGATGGGGTTTGATGTATTATGGAAACAAGAAGATACGCAAGATAGTAAAGTCGAAAGTTTTCAAAGAACATAGCCACATTCAGGAAAGATACCTGTTGTTATATTACCTTAACCACCAAGACGTGGCAAAACAGAACAGGGTGTGAGCAAATGGAGCTTTTATGGATATTATGATTACCATTCCAAAGACCGTTGACTGGGAAGAGTATGAAAAAGAACTCCAAGCCAGCAAAGAGGGTGATATGTTGAATTATCGGCTCGGAAACATGAACCCCAAAAACCTGAAAAGCGGAGATAGATGCTATATCGTCCATAGAGGCATTTTAAGGGGCTATCACATCGTAGTTGATGTTGTGTGGCTTCCAAACTTCACTTGCTCTACTACGGGCAAGCTATGGCTCTCTGGATACTACGTAAGAAGGACTGGGGAGTTTCACAACGTTGAACCTGAAAAAGTGACTGGGTTCAGAGGGTTCAGATACAGGCACGAGTCGAAGCCAAGCCAGATACGTGGGCTTACGTGATGGAGGGCTTGTGTCGAACATCGGAAAAGGAATAGTACTCTTTGTCCACGCACTACTGATAATAGGATTTGTTGTTGGTGTTGTGTTTACCCTTTTGATTGGGCAATGCAACCAAAGATATTCGTTTAGTATTCAGAATAACCGAAAAGGAAAACTCGTGGATAAAGCCGAAAACAATAGAAGGCTTCTCATCACCCCACAACTTACTGCTGATGATTGCAAGCCATGCAAGAAATGTGGCTCTGAAATGGTTAGCACAGTCAATCACGGACTTGAACACGCTGTGATGTGTTATGAGTGCCAAGCAAGGACTGCAAGATACGGAACAATAAGCGATGCCGTCAAAGCTTGGAATGGCGGGATTACCCTGAACAGAAAACAAAGACGACACGGAGGATAGCGACATGGATTTGAGCAAGACAGACGAAGTTGCCAAAAGAAAAGAACGCATAGAAAGGCTAATGACTCGCCCAGAAAGAAGAAGAGCAGAAAAAACTCCATGCTCTTGCGGAAGCGGGAGAAGCCTTATTAACTGCTGCATTGACAAGGTGCTTGATGCGAAGGAAAAAGAATGACACCCAAACTATGCCAAGACTGTTATGGCGATATTCACGATGAAAGACACGTGATTTGCCCACATTGCGGAAAGCCATTGCCAAAGACGCAATACTCAAGCGAAGATGCAGACGAAGGAACGTTCAAAGAGGTTGACAAAGACCAGATACGTCAAAATCTTGACAAATGATACACGAGATTTTCTGACAGTGAGGTTAATCAACGAAATGAGAACAGAATACGCTCCTACAAAAACAAACCTTAGAGTGAGGATAGCTTGAGCTTAACAGGCAAACGCAAGACCAAAAAGAAGACAAAAGCTAAGATAATCATTCCCGTAGTAGATGTCAAGATACCGTATCAACGAGGGAAGAGCAAATGCGAACTGTCTCCTCACTTTGAACTCATCAAGAACAAGATGATTGGTTCGGGGTTCACGACTCCGATTAGAGAAATCCTTGATGATTTGCGTTCGCTTGGAGAAACGACCATAAACAGGCAAGACCTGCATGGGTTTCGAGAAAAGCTGAAACGGATATATGGCGACCCAGAAAGCTACGTTTTGAGACATGTAGAAGAATTTGAGCCAGAGCGATTGATAGAGGTTGAGGATATAAGCGGGAGTCCTCTTGAGGTTCTTGAAGAGGTTAAGAAAAGGACGTATAAGACCCTCAACGAGTTGAAAGAGGTTGATGGGCTTCCAGAAGACGTAAAGTCCCTGATAGGTTCTGTCGAGAAGAGGATGCGTTCTGTATTCATACAGTCTGCCGAAATGTATGAGCAGATTGACGTTATAGAAATGAGGACATGGATACTGCGAACCATGCAGCAGAGGATAGCAGCAAGGATGGAACTTGAGGCTACTCTGGGTATCACTTTCAAAGATGTTGGCGAAGACCTCGACAGGATGAACAAAGCCTTGTCCGAACTCAAGAAAGACAAGCAAGACATGGGCATCTTTCCACGCTCTCAGCCGACTTTACCAGACGGGGCAACCCTTAACTTTCAACAAAACAATCTTAATCTCAATGTGACCAATCCAGAGCGTCAGGCACGAATCTATGCTTACGTCAAACAGTTTGAAGAGAATACGAGAAGTATTAGTCAGATGCTTGCAGAACAGACTTAATGGTTGTGTAGAACACGCCATCGGTCAGTTTTACAGCACAATACTTTCCTCGCAGTCGCTTTCGAGGGACGTAGGTATTTATGATTATCGGGTAACGCCAGAGGCAGAAGAAACCCTTTATTCGGTAGTTGTTGCATTGCTTCAATCGGAATGCGGATATATCTACTTCCCCACCTCACTTGATGCAGCTTTGCGGATATTCTTTTGCTATTTCAATACGACTTGGTTTGGGATGTATTATGTGAAGTCCGATTATGCAAAATGCCAAGAAAAGTGGAGAAACAACTGGAAAAAGAACAGGCACTTTCAGGCAGCACCACGTGACCACGGGAAATGCGTTTACGAAGAAGAGCTTATACTTATGTCAAGCGGTAAACGGGTAATGATAAAAGATGTAAGCGTTGGTGCTCTTGCAATATCGTTTGATGAGAAAACGAAGTCCCTAAAAAAACGTATGGTTATTGGGAAGGTAGAGTCTGGCGTTAAAAAACTGTATAAGCTTGAAACAATAACAGAATACTCGTTAATTACTTCATTGGAACACCGCTTTTATACCAAAGAAGGGTGGAAAGAACTTTCTAATATAGCTATTGGTGAATATATTTTGGTTCAGCGATACAGGGGCATTGGGATAACACAAGAACATGGTAGTGATTATTTGGTTTGGGAAGTTGTCAAGAGCATCGAGTTTGAGAAATATGGCAATACTTACGATTTACAAATTGATGGAACTTGTTCGTTTATAGCCAATGACATAGTGGTTCACAATAGCCACATATATTCGTTTGAGAGCCCCCTGTGGCACATTTGCTATGTTGATAACATCAGGATATTGTCGGCTTCAAAGAGCGATTCCCTTGCGGAGAAGTATTTGGGCGCTATCAAGAGGACGATTGAAACCAATCAGCGGTTGCTTGAGGATTTCGGGGATTTGACCGAAAACGTTAATCCAGTTGACGGTTCAAGGCTTGAGGGCGGGAAGGGCAAGGGAGGATGGGCAAAAAACCAGTTGTTTTGTCGTAGAACGAACCACTCACTCAAGGACGGGACGATAGAGTCAATAGGTTGGGGTTGTGCCATTACTGGTTCACGTTTCGACCTGATAATCCTTGACGACCCCATTGAGGAAAGCGATTGCAGGACGGCGAAGGCAAGAAAGTCACAGGTTGAAATGATACACGTGCTTGAAGAGTTGCTTGAGCCTCAAGGTAAGTTTCATGTTATTGGAACACGCAAGCATTATGACGACCTTTATAGCTACCTGATAAAGAACCCACGCTGGACGTATTCGATAGACAAGGGTATAGTCAAGTTTCCAGCAAACTTCAAGTATGTGTTTGAGGAAGACCCAGAAACTGGGAAACAAATAGCTGTTGATGTTGACATCCCAGAGGGCGAAGAATACGAGGTGTTGTGGGAAGAAAAGTGGTCTATCAAAGACCTGCTGTTGAAAAAGTATGGCTCACTTCCCTTACACTTCTTCAGAGATATTCAGAATGAGGTAACGTCTGATGAAACCTCAGATTTCCCCGAAGAAATTATCAATGGATGCCGAGACATCGAGATACTTGGCAGACGAGAACAGTTCTACAAGTCAAGACCAGACTGGGCAAGGTGGATTATTCAGGGAATAGACCTGTCAGCGATATTCTCTAAGAAACGTGCAGAGGAAAGGGACTCAGATTTCTTTAACGTTACGACTCTTGCCATTCCCTTCAATAACTATGAGAAGCACCTGATACACGGGTTTAGGACTCGTGGTATTGATGCAGACGACCAGTTGAACAAGATAATCGAACTGGATTACGATTTTGAGCCAGACATCATAGTGTTGGAAACGAATGCCTATCAGAAAGCGATGGAAGGGCTTGCACTCAAGAAGAAGCTTCCGATTTATCCTCACAACACTGGAAGTGAAAAGTGGGGGGTAGAAGAAGGTCTGCCCAAGATGAACATCGAAATGAAGAACAAGTATTTCGTTTTCTATACTGGGACTGGTGAAGCTGAGAAGTATTTCGAGTTGTTGTTTTCAGAACTTCACGGGTTCGGGGTGGAAAAGCACGATGATACAGTGATGAGCCTTTGGCTTGCGAACCTCGGAGCGACATGGCTGATAAAGAAGGACATGAAGAAGAAGCAGCGTCAGTCTCGTGGAGATAAGCGTCAGACAGAAGAAATTGCAGAAAGGAAGATAGAAACTGGAGAAAGGTCGTCTGCCTCGCAAGAGCAGATTGATAAAGCTATGCAAGAGCTTGAAGAACGCATGAAGCGGTATATGTAGGTGCTGAATACGTTACGATATGCTGGTAACAAGATGAGCGGTAATGATACGCTTGAACCATGCTGAACCGATAAGACACGATATGAGTTGTGAGTATTATGATAGAGACAAGATGCTTTGTGTTGCATGAAAAGCCAATATGTGCAACACAAAAACACGAATCAGTCCAGAACACAACAAACCACTCAAGAGTAATCGCAAAAAGAAGTCCATGAGAGTCTATGAAGTGCTTTATTTGGAGCTAAAACGCCCAATGTGTAGCAAAACACCCAAAACGAAACGAACAAGCCTTAAAGGAGCTTAAAATGAAGAAAATTGAAAACATCATCATTCACTGCTCGGACTCAGAGTTCGGGTCGGCAGCAATGATAAGACAGTGGCATCTCCAGAACGGCTGGAAGGACATCGGTTATCACTTTGTGATACTGAACGGTCTGATTGTGCCAAACACCCAAAGTGGACAGAAGCAGCTTTACGTTCCATTCATGGACGGAATGATTGAAGTAGGAAGACACCTCGATGGTGACGACTTCGTTACTTCAAATGAGGTTGGGTCTCACGCACTTGGGTATAACGACAAATCTGCTGGAGTCTGTCTTGTTGGCAAGAAGACTTTCACGAAGAAGCAGTTTGACAGCCTTATCATGTGGCTTGACTATTTCCTTCCCCTTTGGAAGCTGCCTATCGAAGTAGTAAAAGGTCACTACGAAGTGTCGCCCAATAGAACTTGCCCGAACTTCGACATGAAGCGTTTCAGAATGGAGTATGCTGCTCGCTCAACCTACGTGAACGATGGCGGTGTTTACGTTCCCCAAGCGTTTGACCACACCAAGCCGATACCGCAGGGACACGAACACCTTTATACTAAGCAGCAGTTGCAGCAACGTATAAACCACCTACTCAAAACCAGCGGATGGACTCAGGAGGCTGTCTATCTTGTAGCATACCGTGACAAGATGAAATAGCACATCCTGAAACCAAAAGAAAACCTTGCCGAAATTGTAAAGGGGCAGCTTGACAAATAAGTCAAACTATCCCTTTCTTTTTGCTTTGGTTGATAACGGTGGAATGAACTGGGACACAAAAACATGGGCAACGAAAAAAAAAATGCAAGTCTAACAACTTACATTTACAAGAATTAGGAAAATGGCTTAAAAAAAACTCGCAAAAACGATAAATAATTCTTGACGGTTCAGACCCCTTATTTACACTTGACTTATCACTTGGAACATAAAACTTAAAAAAAACAAGGAGACAGACCCATGAGAAACTCAAAAAAACTTACAGACACTCAACAGAAAGTAATGGAAGCAAGAATGCTTGTTTCCCACGCTCCATATAGCCATTCAAACAATAAGGTTTTCCAGTTCAGAAACAACGAGGTTGCTGGAAACGACAAATGCTGGAAGTTATTCTCCGACCCAGATGAATGGTTCATCGCTTATACCTACGCCCCCACCATCGGGGAAGCAGAAGCCAACTTCAAGGCTGCTGGACTAACTACTGCTGGATTTGAATACTTCGTAGTAGAAGTAATCTAAGGGAGGAGAAGATGAAGAACCTTAAAGAAAGAGTGATTGAGAAAATCAACGCAGAATTGGATGTATATCAATTATCCCCCAAAGGAGTTGTCGAAATTGGCGAAAAACCAAGCATACAGCAACCCTCGAAGAAAGAATTGGAAGTCTTAAATGCTCGGTTCTCAGGTATCCAGATGTTGCTGAGTGTCCAAGGTGTGGTTACAGGTTCACGGAGTTTTTGTTATTACGGTGCTTGGTGCTATCCTATAGCTCGGCACCAGAAATTAAGTGTTGGCAATGCAATGAGATAATGGAGCTAAACGCTCTTAAAAAGATAGAAGGAGTTCCCGATGATATCACCAAATGAAGCAGCAGAGGGCGTAATGATTGTGTTTTACACAGTGTTACCGTTTGCAGTAATAGCAATTGTTGTGGCAACAGCATGGTTCGCCCTAAAGATTGCGTCAAGACACGTTCCCCGCCTCAAGAAGGTTCTTGAAAGGATTGAAAAATGAGCAATTCCAAAAAATCGTATTGGCTCCCCAAGATTAACGCTTACACGGATGCCAATGTAAACAGGGCAATCAAAAGCTACAAGACCAAGCTTGCCATGCTTGCAGCAGATTGTATAAATATGATTGACGATATCGGCAAATGGGCTTCTGATAATGGATATGAGTCTTAACTCCACCCACGTATTTGTATGGCTTAAAAACGGTCTTTATGAACACCTGTTCAACCGTAGGTGCAGAATCATTGTTTCCCACAGGGGAAAGTGCCTTGTCGAGTTTGAAAACGGAGAAAAGACTATAACCCTCATTCACGCACTAAGAAAGATAAAAGGAGATTCAAAGTGAAAGATTATCCAGACTATGAAGTCAAAACGCCTTGGTATGGCAATGAACCAATAGAGCCTAAAGCCAAGAATCCCAACGACAGAAAGCCGCTCAGCCGTGAAGAACTTGCTGAGTTCAATCGCAAGTACGAAGAGTACATTGTATCTCATGAAGAATGGGAGAAATCCAGAAGCTTCTACAAAGAAGAAGAGAGACGTCTATTCCAAGAGTTCACCAGCGATGTTCTTGATTATGTCGGGCTTTCCAATCACCCCAAGAAAAAAGAGATTTTCGACTACGTTTACAGCAACCACAAGGGAGAAAGCAAAGAGGTTATTCACTCTGTTCTTTCTGAACTTTGTGAGTTGTCCTATAAGGAGGTATAGGATGAAAAAGTGGAAAATAGTAATAGACGGCAAGGCATACGAAAGCGATTGTGACGATGTTGAAGATGCCATTAGCGAAGTTGCTGAGGGCATTGTTGAGGACAATAACTACTCAGACCTTGCTTGGAGTGCGAAGCTTCGCTCAACGGTAGGTGAAGAGTTCAAAAAAGAAGGCATTGCCTATTCAATGACTGGGGAAGAGTTCAAGTTTTCATGCAGGGTAGATGTCCACATTGAAGCTGATATTGACGTAAACAACCTTGAAGTTGAAGAGATAACCGACCCAGAAGTAGTGGAACAACGTAGGCTCGAAGCTGCTGGAAATCACCCAGACCAGATACAGCTTGATTTGGGAGGTGTGTGATGTCTGGTATCAAGATTGACGGAAAGAACGTGTATCTTGGGTCAAAGATGATTGCTCAGATAGACGATGGAGCTTGTGTAAGTGAACGGTCAAAGGATAAGCACTTTTATCGGGTTCTTGACTCATGGTGCTTGAACTACGACCTTTTGAAAGAGCTTGTTGAAAGGAATGTAGCAAGAATACAAATAGTGGATAAGAAGAACGCTAAGATATACGAAGTTGACCTGTCAAAGGTGCGGGAATTGACGAAAAGGTTTAACACCTTCCTTTCCTTTGGAAGCGAAAAGCAGGTTGCTGTCCCGCTCCCACTGTGGGACGTGTTCAGGGTAGCAAACGGAATGGACAGCCTTGAAAGTCTCGGTAAAACAGTTGACGCTTATGCAAGCTCAACGTTTACTGGGCGGTGGGCAGAAAGGCTCAGAAAACATGGCGATAGAAACCAGCAGGACATCTTTGGAGGACTCAATGACTGAGAACGAAATAGTAGAACATTGTTGACAATTATATGCATCTGATAGGAAAGGATATTAAGGGGGGATACTTTTTACCTTTACCACCCACGAAACTTGACAAGGCACAGGTTTATGGTTATATTATATAATGGAGATTTACTTTAATGCTTGGACCTTATGAAATAAATGAAATATATCAAAGCGATTGTATAGAAGGACTGAAAAAACTTCCGGAGAATTGCATAGACCTATGTGTTTCATCACCTCCTTATGATTGTATAAGAGATTATCATGGTTTTTCTTTAGACCTTCATAATGTTGGTATTGAACTTTATCGGGTGATGAAGGAAGGTGGCATCGCAGTTATGGTTATGCAAGACCAAACCAGGAATTTTGCCAAGTCGTTAACTACTTTCAGGACTGCTATTGACTGGTGTGATAATGCTGGATTTCGCCTTTTTGAGACGCTTATCTATAGAAAATACGGAGCGGAGGGTGGATGGTGGAAAACCAGATTTAGAGTTGATCACGAGTTTATGCTGGTTTTTCTTAAAGGGCAACGTCCTCAGTATTTTGATAAAGAGCCCTTAAAAATCCCTTCCAAGCATGGAGGAAAGACACTAACAGGGGGAGGTACCCGTTTAACAAACGGGATTCGGATTCCCACCAGACCTATTCTGATAAATGAAATGAAGTGTAGAGGAACTGTATGGGAATATCTTACAGCGGGTGATGGCTCACGGTTGAAACATAAACATCCTGCTACTTTTCCTGATAAATTACCTTATGATTTTATCCAGTGTTTTTGTCCCCCTGAGGGTATCGTTTTAGATATTTTTATGGGTTCAGGTACTACAGCTCTTGCCGCTATTGAACTAAACCGTAATTATCTAGGGTTTGAAATAGCCGGCGAATATGTTCAACTGGCTAAACAGCGGATTGCCATTGAAGGCAGGAAAGATGAAGATCAGCTTATGTTTCTATAATTTTTTCTTCCCTTCTGCTTGATTATTCGTTCTTAAAAATGTTCCAGGTATCTACCGTATATTCTATCAATTCGCTGCTTGTTTGTGCCATAGATAAAGGGTTTTCGGCATACGAAACGCTAACCGCTGTTCACTGCTCAGAAAGTTGGCAGAGAAATCGCCTACTCATCAATAGAATACTTGGAAAGATGAAGCGGATGAACTCATATCCTATTGGTGCAGACCATATTTCCCTTGCAATGGACAACAGGAAAATCAAGAAGCTCTGGAAAGATGTTTACGACTCAAACGGTTATGAGCCTCATGCCTTAGCTTTCTGGTGGGTGTTCCTTGCAATTCACGACCTTATCCAGCAGCATGGTGGAAGAGGTGTTTGGGGTGGAAACCTAACAAGAAAGAAGTTTGGCGAATGTATCGAATACAGAACTTTGTTCCATGACGACAGAAAGTATGCCTACAAGAACGAGTTGTATTCTGGGTTGTATGGGTGGTGGTAGAAGTTCGGGAAATGAGTTTAGAGACCTCAGACTTTTAATCCCAAAAAACGACACGCCCTAAGATAGAACTATATAGAACTATTATATCACTTATTAGATAAGAAAGGATTGAAAATGTATAAGTATATTGAAAGACAGCAGTTTAATACACGAACTATTGAAAAAGCTTGAAGGAGAAACAGATGAACAGAACGATGTTGAGTAATCGAAAAGAGAAACGCAGAGCAAGAAGACCATCAGAAAAGGTTGAAACACCAAAGAAGGTGAAGCCAGTCCCGCCAGTGGATATTCAGAACTGTGTCTATGTAACCCTGATAGACAAGGCTGCTACGTCAATCAGAAAGCAGATGAGGACCAAAGCCAAAACGAGCAAAATCATCTTTATCTGTGAGTCAATAGCAGAAGCGAATATCATTTACTTTCTTGCACTGAACAGAAGCGACTTTGCCTACGTCTATGTTTGTCAGGAAAGACCACCGCAATTCCACCTTACCAAATATGCTGCTGGAGTTATGACTTACATAGTTGGAAGGTATCATGTTTGCTTGGTTGACAAGAACTCAAGTGGCTGGACATCGTGGTATCAAAAAAACCTTGACAGTCAATGACTTATGTTAAACACTTGAACCATAACAAAAAACACAAGGAGTCGAAAGATGGTTATCACTTGGGAAGTTGACGAAACCCGATTACAGCGGGTAATAGTAGCAAGACCCTCTCACACTTACAGGGTTGCGATAGTTGCAAGAATGGTCGGCAAAAGCTTGACCATGTATTTTGATTTCGGGGATGTGTTTGGTGACCCAGACCAAGAAATACGCAACCTGAATGAGTCTGCACGTCTCATCAAGCGGAAGTTGCCCAAGATAAAGAAGGGCTTGAAAGAAGCACTTATCGGCAACGCAATGAGCGGAACATTTGAAATTGGACTTCCAAGCAAAAGGTGGTAGGTTCTGGAATATTGATAATAGACGGGCAATACGCAAGAATGGGAGAGGTTGTTTACCTTGCTGATGTTGCGGTTACCATTGAAGACTTGGGAGATTGGAGCGAGACCATAACCTACTTATCAACGCTGGACGCAAAGGAATGGATTATGAGTTACTTCATAGCGTCCAAGATTATGAAAAGACAACCATACCAAATAGAAAAGGAGTAAGACCATGAAATGCAAGTATAGCGGGATGTATCTCGAAAACGTGGACGAAGAAAGTCCTAACGGAATGGCTCACACGATTAAATGCCAGACCAAAAGAATACACGAATTTGAAAATGAAAAGGCTGCCCAGACTGGAGTAAAGCCTCACGACAAGTATAGCCTTGAGCATCAGGCACGAAGCTATGGTAGGGGGAAGCAATGAGTGAAGCCGAAGAAATCAAGCGTCTTAGAGTGCTTGTTGATGAAGGAATGAAGTTCAAGCACAGAATGCAGCGGGTTGCTTTAGCGGCAGAAGACAAGAACGTTCCAGTGTCGGTTTGCGACTACTGCGAAGAAACCTATCCAGAGTATTGGATATTGGATGGCATTTGCCCGTATTGTGGACACGCTCACAACGAAGAAAACGAAGATGCCATTGGTGGAAGCCCAAAGAAACACGCAAGCTATTGTCCAGTTTGCGACCAATACGTTCCAGATGGTGTAGGAGTTATTGAGGACATCATCATGAGTTCTGGGTCTGTTGAGTATGACCTTAAGAACAGCGTAGTGATGAACGCAATAGGTTGCTATATCCACAACCTGTTGAAAGAAAGCGGTTCTCCCAATTTCATCACATCGTCACTTGGAGAAACCAAAGAGGTCGGGACTATTGAGTCAAACAGGCATAAGATATACCTTACCTTCGGTTGGGCGAACAAGAAAACACCAGCAGACGTGATAAACGAACTTAGGAAGGTAATTGCAGAAAAGAGAACCTACGCCTCGTTAAGCGTAAAGGAACTATCTGACGTTTTGAGCAGTCTGCGTTTCCCACTGTGGAACGAATACGCAAATCACGATGAAGTTGCACAAGCAATAATGAACAAAGCTGAGGTTGCTGTTGCGGATGAATACAAGTGGATTAGAGACTATGTTCTACTCAAGCAGTCCCCAGACGAGTTCATTGAAAAACTTGAGTCCGTTTGGCATGGTAATTACGGCAGAATGACCGTTAGTAAACGAGAGGACGGCAAGGCTGTCGTTCTTGAACTTGCTACTGGTGGGTGGTCTGAAAACGAAGAAATCATTCTCGCAATGAAAATGAACTATGTGTTCTGGTCGCTGTATTGGGTAGAGAGCAACAGGGGTGGATACTTTAAGTTTGAGTTTCCTCTTAATTAAAAGTCTTGACATCCAAAGCGTATGAAGATTAGATTGCTCACAAATGCCATAGGCAAAAAAAACCTTAAAGGTGGATGAAAAGATGAGACTCATCAAACTACTCTTGATGCTGACCATTATGATGGTCGTTTCCGCAAGCCTGTTTGCCAAGCCGACCTACGGATATACGGTGGACAGAGCCTTTACCGTCATTACCGACACTGGCTCGGATGTTAATCCAGCGGATACCTATGAAACGAGCAAAGACGGCTATGCTTCGGCTTTGTTCAAAGGCTCTGCTCTTAGCAACAAGATTTTCGTTATCACCGCCGCCACCCAAGACACCATTAGTGGGACGAGTGCAACCCATTTGCTACCGATGCTACAGATGTCAGGCGATGGTGTGACGTGGGCAGATGTTGACTCTCTCGCCAAATCTCCAACGTTTACGAGCGGTAACGCCAACTCCAAGAACTTGAAATGGACGATGAAAGCAGACCTCAGTGGGGTTTACGCCCCGTATTTTAGAGTTGTTTACGTTATACGAACGGCAGGGTGTCAACCAGTATCTGATGCAGCTAATCTCGGAGGTGAACAAGTAATGAAAACGGTTGTTTACGTCCCCAAATAATCAAATCGGAATACTTCCCCCAATAGCCCCTTACAGCGATGTTTGGGGCTTTTTTGTGTCCATGAGAAACTGCAACAATGAAAGACAAGTGTATTTTTTTGCGAGGTTAAACCATTATCAATAAAAGTTTTACGCAATTTGGAGTCAACGCAGAGCATGATTTATACTTTTATCCATACAAATACAACGAAGTTTATATGAGCTATAATGAGCCTACAATGAAAACAGAGCACCATTGTCTGGGAGCATTTTGGAGCAAAACACTTAACCTGAACACCTGTCAAAAAAAATGCAAGTCCAAATAACACAATAACTTGCACTTATGAATATGGATAAAAAAAACTTGAAAAACATGAAAAATAATCCTTGACGGTCTATGCCCATAAGTCACAATAGATTTATCACTTGGGACACAAAAAAAACTACAAGGAGATAGACATGGAAAAGCTCAAGTTTAGACACTCATTAGAAGACCAGATGAACGAAAGATGGTGTTCGGTTCACCTATCATTTGGAAGCAGGAACCTCGGCGAAAAAACCCATACCATATCTATAAGCGTGGACGTCTTAGATGGAAACGACCCAGTTATCGGTGAAAAGGTTACTCAGGTATCCCTTTGCACTGAAAAAGTAAAGGGAGAAGACATCACTGGAAAGATAGCCGAATTAGTCGGGGACACACTTGGATTTTTCAAATCAATGAGCTATTGCGACCTTAGCAATGCTTATCAACTTAACGCAGACCGTTTACTTACCAACGCAGAAGTCGGCATGGTAATAGCAGCAATCTACGATATTCAATCAAATTCGTAGGGGGAAAAGATGAAAAGCAACACAAGAATAGAGACCCAAAGACAGACCAACTTAGATGCTCAGACCCGTGAAAGAATTGTAATGCTCAAGAAGCATTTTGTAACTAACCTGCTCCAGATTGGAGTAAGAACAATGTTAAGCGAATCTCTCGCACCAAGAGTGCAAAGACACTTTCAATCAATCCTGAACCAAATCAAGATGGAGGAACAACGAAACCAAAGCTTAGAATAATTGGTGCTGACGGAAACGTGTTTAACCTTATGGCGATTGCCAAGCGGGTTGCCAAAGAAAACGGGATGGAGTGGACTCCAATCCAAAACGAAATGATGTCTGGGGATTATGATAATGCCCTTAGAGTTCTCATGGCACATTTTGAAATTGTTGATGTAAACGAGCCAGAGACAAAAGACGATGAGACCACCACCTTTCCAGCGGGGAAGTATTACATTGGCGACCCCTGCTATGTATTCTCTGGTGAAAGCTGGTCTAAGCTCTGCGATGAAACAGATTGCTTTGAAAATGGCGAAGACCACCCACACCTATTCTCTCATCGTGGACACAAGTTCTTTGGTGCTTCGACTGCTCATGGAGATGGAACGTTTTATGATAGCGATGGCTATCGATATGGAGTAGATGCAGGGATGCTTGGAATAGTCCCCATTGCCCTTGTGGAACTCGAAGGCGAAAGCATAGAGGATATTGAGAAGTACAAGCTTGGTCGTATCCACGAGTTCAAAGAAGATTTTGAGGTCGGAGTGAACGAGTTGCATACCTTCCTGTTCGGGGACATTATCATTGACACAGATGATGAAGCAGAAGATTATGGTGAGGATGACTACTATCCAGACGACTCGGACTACGATGATTATGATGATTGTTTTTGACCCTTGTCCCTTGTAACAAGTGTATTCAAGTAGAGACCGCCACAAGCGGTCTTTTTTTTAGCGTCTAATCACAACCAAACAAAAGTTTTACTAAACTGGGCAAAAAAACATGAAAAAAACTGGAAAAATAGCAAAAAAAACCTTGACTGTCCAGACCACCATCATATTATAGCTTCATAACTTGGAACACACTAAATCAAAAAAAAACAAGGAGTTAGAAAATGAAACACTTTACAAAGAAAGGCACACTGATGGAATCGGAACTTACCTTTAATTCATTGAGGTTTACGATTGGGACGCTTACACAAGATGGACACGAAACAGAATGTGTCCAAATCAAACCAATTATCGAAGACGTAATTTTCGGTCTTGATTTAGCTACGCTCCACGCAAGAAAAATAATGCAACACCTTTCCAGCGAATGGAAGGCAAATGTAGTAGAAGACAATATCTATACAATGTCTGCTTATGTCACATCGCCAAGCCCAATAAACTTTGGCATTCTCAAGGGCATCATTGATAGAATTATTAACGGCTGGAAATAGGGGTTCACGATGATACGGGTTGAGTTCGTGTCGGATGTTGAAAAAAGAGGGGACGCCCTAAAGCGTCTGGGGTTCTCAATAGAGGTGGATAACACCTTACCCACATTAGCGTTAATGAAGGATAACAAGCACATCCTATTTTGTCAGGGAGATGATGCAGACACTATCCTTAAAGAAGCTCCAGAAGACATCAACGAAGAATTGTTCCTGCTGTTCTTTTTCGAGTCAGCAGGGGTGATATAGAAAAGGAGAAAAGACCAATGATTAAGTTCAGCGAAGTTCATGATATGCTTGAGTCCCATAATGGTATTGGGCTTATGTATTACACCAAGCCCACTCACAAAGCTGTCATTGACAAAGATGGTGAAGACCTCACTGTAAATTTCACCACAGAGGGTATGCCAATCGGAACACTCAAGACCAAGAGCTATAAGTTTGCCTCAAAGGTAATGAATATGTTCTTTGCCAGATGCGATAAGGTAAAGGTGATGGTTCTCCACTACTCAAGCGGGACAAAGAAAGATGAAGAACCTGAAGTTTAAGAATGGATACCATGTCACAGTTGATGACCTTGAAAAGATGCAATGCAGGTTTTCAATAGACGTTGACTCAGAGTTTTATGCCTATGATACTCCAGTAAAGTTTCAAGATGTTGAAGACCCGCAAAGCTATTTTGCAGATATTGATTATATTCCGATGGAAATCAAACCATCAATGAAGATTGTTAGAATTGGAGATGTATATGCAGAACTTTATGGAGAAAACAATAGTATAAGTGTTGTAGTCGAAAAAGATGCTTACCAATACAGGGAAAAGCTTGAGTTTGAAACTGCAAACAAGGCATTTGAGTATTTTCTTTCCGACATATACTCTGGTCTAACGAGCAAAAAAGCAAACAGAGAGTCTTTTGCAATATCGGAACACCTTCCCTATGGATATGCAAGAGGCGGTGTCTATTCTAAGGATATGACGAACCTCAAAGCCCCAATAATTGTGTTTATCACAAACGAGACGATATTTGCCTCATATCTACATGAGGATGGCAGAATTGAGTTGTTTGGTTGCCGAAAACACAGAAAAGACATCAGGATGATGTTGTCACCCCAAGAATATGATGAGTGGGTAGAAGCCATGAAAAAAGGAGAACAAGTGGAAGCGATTGTATCGGTTCATTATGACATCGAAGGTGGAACAGCCAAGAATAAGCTGTATCCAGTAGTTGAGACCTTTCCCAACTTTGTGTCCGTTCTGATAGACGGCAAGAAGGTTGATTTCGGGAACAGAGAGGTCTATCTTGCCAAGAACGATAACGACTTGGTTGCGTTCATTGAAAGCACAAGAACCATGATGTGTATGCAAAGAAGCGAGAAGCAAATAGCCCACTTCATATCTGGGTTTCACGGGATAGAAAAAGGCAGAGCGGTTGTTCTTGCCAAGAAAATCAAAGAGAGGTTAAAAAAAATGCAGGTCTTATAGAGCCTCTTTCAATGATTTAGGAAATCGGCTAAAAAAAACATGAAAAAACGACAAATAATTCTTGACAGTCAGGACTCATATCTTATTATAGACCTAACACTTGGATAACAAAAAACAAACAAGGAGAAAGTCATGGAAAACTTAACTTTTAGACAGACCAAAGAAGCCACCTTCACCACCCCAGTGGTAAAATTCACGGAAGGCGAACTTGAACACGAAAACGGGGACAAGCACAGAGCAATCCGCATTCAAGGATATGGTAAAGACGGAAACTTTGCAACTCTCATCGCCAAAGGATACGCAGACGCTATTTCTTATTACACAGGAGCGGATGTTATTGAAGATTATTCAGAAAAAAGCGTTTACCTTCACGGGGTTGACAACCTCTCCATTACCGAAGTTCATAAGCTCGTAGTGGCAAAAGGATAGGGGAGGAGAAGATGAGCTATCCCAGTTTTGTAAGACAAGATGAAGCACGGTCAAAGAAATGGTATGGTCTCTATAACAACGAAGACCAAGAAGTTGAACGGGTTCTTGCCAGAAACGCAGACGAAGCATTTGCCAAACTGAAAGCCAAATCCCAAGATGGCTTTTATGTAGAAAGCACCAGTGCCCATGCTGCAATGTTCGATTGAGGGATGGAAAGATGTTAATAGAAGTAAGAATAAACAACCACCCCAGAGTCAAGGTAATAGTTGCCCACACCAAAGAAAATGTGGGCGAATGGCTATATGAGCAAAAGAAAAAGTTCCCCAATGTAACAGCGGAACGGATTGGGTTCACAGACGTAAAGCCCAAAGTTTCCCTTGCAGTCGGGGTCTATAAGGAGAAATGATGCTTGGAGAAAAACACTCAATTTATCTGGTGACCAACGAGGAAATGATTTCCAAAGAAAAGAAGGGTCGCCACATTCGAGAGGATTACTTTGCGAGACTTAAAAAGGTCACCAAGTCAGAGCGTATCCTCATCAGGAGAAAGCGTGAGACCTATCAAATATGCTTTGCTGGATTACCAGACCTGCCCGATGAAAACGCAGGGGAGTGGAAGTATAGCAAGAACGAGAAGTGCTACACTCCAAACCTCAAGACCAAAGATGGTAAGGCGTTAAATAAGGCGATTATGGATGAAGGGAACGTGACGCCTATTATCCCTCAATACCTGAAAGAACTCGGAGTCGGGGTTGCTGAAATCGACTTCAACGATGATGGTAGGATTTACTATAACAATGTTGAGGTAATGGTGAACGAAGCTGGAGACGAGTTCATAGTTATGATACCCAAGACCAAGAAAGAAGCGAACAAGCCATACGAAGACAAGTCAATAGATGCTATCAAATCTATTGGCGGTGTGTTGATAACGTTTGGCGACTACTACGATAACCACAAAGAAACGATAAATCAGTATGTCGGATAAGGAGAAGACATGAAAATCAAGATTGAAGCAAAAGAACTGAATGCCATGCTCAAGTGCGTGGCAAGTGCACTTCCGAAAGGCTCGACTTCCCCAATACTTCAATGCGTGAAGATTGATTGCGAAGACAACAAGATGAAGGTTAGTGCCTCGAATTTGGAAGCCACCATCATCAAAAGCGGAGAATGTGCCGTTCTTGAAAGCGGGACTATCTGCGTTCATGGCAAAACGCTCATCGCCCTTGTTGGCAGGATTAAAGACTTGATTGAAATCGAAACAGACGGGACAGTTGCAAGGTTCAAGTCTGGGAAAATGACATTTGAGCTTGAGCTTGCAGACGACACCCTCTATCCAGAGGTAAAGCCAAGCGAAACAGCGTCTGAAACAATCGTTGTATCGGAGAACGTTATCGACAGCGTATTTACCAAGCTTCGTGATTGCGTATCCAAAGACGAGAACAGGGCTGTTTTAACGGCTATTTGTCTCAGGGTCAAGGGCGACAAGTATGTGTTTGCAGCAACAGATGGCAGAAAGGTCGGAGAAATCCTGATTGAAAAGCCAAGCGGTGCAACCTTTGCTGGAGAATTGCTGTTTCCCAATATCACCATTGAGCCTGTTCTGAAAAACCTTACTCATATCCAAGATGCCGATGTAATCATCAGGGTTACCCAACGCAACAAGATTGAGTATGAGTTCAAAGATGGAACTCAGGTTTTAACCTCTATGCTTGAGTATAAGTTCCCTGAATACGAAAAGGCATTCAATGGACGGGAAGACTCGAAAGCCATTGAGTTCGAGAAGAAAGAGCTTGTTGAAACCCTCAAGACCTGTATGCTTGCCACGGAACAAACCAGCCTCAAGACCGCAATGAAACTTGATGGAAGCGACAAGGCGATATTCGGCTCGTCTATCAGGTCAGAAGTAAATGCCAAGATAGAGCTTCCCTTCAAAGAGAACAATATCAGCGTTGACGGCAGAGTTGCTTTCAATCCAGCTTACATGATTGCCTTGCTTTCGGCTATTGATGGTGATACGGTCAGGATAGCGATGCAGGTTGACCAGATTGGCAAGTCCCCCCTGTTTATCTCTGGGTCAAGCCCAAACGAGAGCTATTTGCTTATGCCATTGCGTAGCTGATGCACAAGACACCCACACCAAGAGCATGGGCGAGTCCTATGCTCTTTTTTGTGTAAATATAGAGACAAGCCACAAAACCAATCAAATTACACAAGATGAAATGCAATCTCACGACAATGAGAGTTTATGAGGCGTTCCACGGTGGGAAAAACGAAAATACAAGGCAATTAGTATTGACAGGAAATGTGCTGTGACTATCTTTGACTTAGAGGTTTGAATGAAACAGAAAGTTAAAGTCAATATAACGAAACTTGGCACCAAAGACAGCAAGGACGAGTCCTTGTTTGGCAAAGTGCAAGCAACGTCTTCGCAGTATGCAAGCAGCGACTCGAAAACAGACGAGCTTGCTGAACCTGTTTATAGTTACGAAAACCTCAGTCAAGTTCCAGAGACGGATGATATTGTTGACTCAAACATTCGTGCAATAGCTCAAAACGTTGTTGGGTTTGGTTATCGTTTTGAACAATACGAGGGAGATGAGGCATCGTTTAAGGCTCAGAAAGCTCTTATAGAAAACGTGTTTAACAATCCCAATGAGCAGTTTGAAAGCTTTATTGTTATATCGAAACTCGTTATTATAGACAGGGAAACGTTTGGAACTGGTTACATGGAAGTACGAAGGGATATTGATGGCAACATTGCACGATTATATCATGCCCCCACCTTCAGGATAAGAGCGAGAAAAGACAAGATAGTTCCAAACGAAAACGTTGTGGAAAAGCGTGGCTACGTCATGGTTTCTGGGAAAAGTGGTGACTTAAAGCCAGTCATGTATTTCAAGAACTTTGGCGATGAAAGGCACATGAACAGGGAGACTGGCGAGTATGGCAACGTAGAGCCAGCACTCAGGGCTTCAGAGCTAATAGAGTTCAAGAACCACAACACGAAATCAAGATACTATGGTGTCCCTCAATATCTGTCCACAGAAAGTGCCATTGTTGGAAACAACTATGCCTCGACCACGAACAATAACAGGTTCAAAAACAACTGTGTTCCTGACCAGATGGTGATAGTAAACAATGGCTCGATAGTAAGCGGAAAGAACGAACTCAAAAGCTATTTCCAGAATGAGTTTAAGGGTGCAGAGAATGCAGGTAAAACCTTACTTGTAGAAGTTGAAGGATACGACAAGGACGCAATCAGGGAAGGTCTTGAAAAAGCTACGGTTCAGGTAGTTCCACTCAACTCGTGGAAAGATGCGGACTTTCAGAAGTTTCAAGACAGGAACGATGTTCGTATTCGCAGGTCGTTTCGCATAAGCAAGATAATTCTTGGTGAGACAGATGATGTAAACAGGGCAGCAGCGACAGCAGCAAAAGAGATAGCAGAAGAGCAGGTTTTCAGCCCAATCCGAACAGAAATGGACGAGATAATCAATCAGACCATAGTTGCAGATATTCTCAAGAAAGCCAATGTGTCTGGAACTCCGTCTGTGTGGTTTGCTTTCATCAAGATGAAGATTGACGACCCAGAGTATCGTTTGCAACTTGCAGAAAAGATGTCAAGCACAAAGGTTGGAACGATAAATGAAATCAGGGAAACGCTTGGGCTTCGTGCTTTTGGTGATGAAGAAGACCCAATGTATAACACTCCCCTCAAATCACTCGAATTGATGTTGGTGATGCAAGCCCTTGACAGCACTACGCAAGAGGTTAAGACCGCACAAATGGCAAAGCTTGAAAAGGTTTTCAAGACTGGTGACATGGCTCAGGCTTACAAGATGATTTTGTCTGGATATGGTGTTTTCGGTGGAAGACAAGATTAAGCTCATTACAGCGGAAGCTATTAAGTTGCAAGGAGAGGGAGACCCACTTGCAGACGACCTGTTTCTTGCACAGGAAATGGAATACGTTTTAAGTCTTGCAAAGGTGCTGACAACCCAAATGAGTGTTGCTTATTCGTATGTTAAGAACGTTGCAACAGGTATGCACATCGGGTTTGACAGAAACTCCCTCTACGAAGCAGCAGAAAAGGCATACGTAAACGCACTCGGAACGACAGCACCAGAGAAGATGCAAGCAATTATAGACAAAACGGTTAAAGCCATATACGAAACATCACGAAAGGCTGTTACTGAAGTATCAATGACCCTTCCAGATAAGAAAGCAATAGAGTTCATGCGTTCAGTTGACAAGTTTTATGTCGGCAAGCAGTTTGCTGGTTATGAAGACCAGATAAGAGAGATAATCAGGGTAGCCACATTTGAAAAAGGTCTTGGTGCTCTCGACACTGCAAAGCTAATTCGTGATACAGTTAAAGATGGTGTAGAGCGTGAGTTTTACAGATATTCAGTTGTGGCAAGAACCTCTGCCAATCGAGTAAGAAACTGGTCTCGTGTTTATGCGTTCCACGCAGAACAAGTAACGGAAGTTGAGTTTGTTGCAATGATGGACGAAAGGACGTCTGCTATATGCCAGAACATGAATGGTGCCGTTTTCGAGGTATCAACCCTGATACATCACATTGAGCGTGTGGAAGAAGCGGGAGAGGATAAACTCCCAGAGGTATCGCCATTTCCTAAGCTTTCAGATATAGTTGACAAAGAGGGCAAGCGTGTGTCTGAAAACGACCTTGCTGCTGCTGGATTTGGAACTCCACCCCTTCACTGTAATTGCCGTAGCATACTGGTTTATCACGACCCAGAAATAAGGTCTGTGTCGGTAACCAAAGAATGATTGTAAGGAGCTAATGTGAACCCGATAACTGAAAAGAACTTGAGAACGATGTATTGCAAGGTTCAAAGCTTTGCCAAGAACAAGGATGGTGATTTGCTTGTTTATGGTTGGGCTTCCCAAGCAAACATAGACAGCGGGAAAGAAGTTGTTCCTCTCAAGGCGATAAACCGTTCTTTGAAGTCTTATGCCGACTTTGGAAATATCAGGCAAATGCACAATCCGTTCTTGGGCGGTGCTGGTGTTTGCAAGGTTATGATAATGGAAGAGGACGGACTGTGGATTGAGGCTGCAATTATAGACAAGGACGTTCAGGAAAAAATAATCAAGAAGGTGTATAAGGGCTTCTCGATAGGCTACATCATTAACAGCCAATACAAGAGAGCAGACGGAGTTGTTGTTCTTGAAGATATAGAACTTGTTGAAATCTCAGTCGTTGATAGACCCATGAACAAAAAATGCCTACTTGACCACATAAACAAAGTGCTTGAAGAAAACGCCAAAGGAGGAAAACAAATGGCAAAAGTGCTGACCATTGAAGATAAGGAAAAGATGCCCAATGACAGTTTCGCCTTCGTTGGGGAGATTGATGGAAAAGCAGCCAGACTGTTTCCATATAAGAACGTGGAAGGAGAGGTGGATGCAGAGCTTGCTTTTGCCTCAATCAACATTCTTAATAGCAATCGCCCAGAGGACGTGAAGTTTATGACAGATGAGCAAAAGGAAGCTGCTTACTCTGTCTTGTCAAAGGCTATTTCCGACTCTGGAACAGAAGAAGCTGTTCCCCCTCTCGCCCTCGATAACGAGTATGGGAACAAGTTTGAAAACCCTCAAAACGTGGCAGAGGGTCTCGAACAAACCCAAGAAATTGACAGAATGGTTCGTGATGCAATAAACAGCGGAAACGAAAGCCTGTTTGGTCAGTTTAAGTCGTTCTTTGCCACGATGTTCAAGCGGAAAGAGGATAAGCCCGATGGAGCAAAGTCCGTAGAGATTGAAGCTCCCCTCACAACCGTTGAAGGCTATACAGAGCAAGAACAGCTAAATCATAAGCTGTTTGACGTTACTTGGATACTTGGTCGTGTCCTTAGTAACATCCTTTATGCCGACTCAATGTCGTCAGAGGACAAGGAAATGGCTGCCATCAAAGCCTTCAATGATGCGAAGTCTGAATGGACTAATCTGTTCCGTCAAATCGTGGCACTGTCTTTGACAGCAAAAAGCGTAATCCCAGAAAACAAGGAGGAACTTGTGAAAACCAAATCCATTATGGTGGACGGTGTGAAGTATGTTCCCGCTGACGCTGCTGAACAACAGCCTGATGCTGGAAATCCTGCCCCCGATGCCCCCGCCACCACCGAAGAGCCGAACAAAGATGAAGCTCCAGTAGCAACAGCCCAAGAGCAACCTGCCAAAACCCAAGAAGAGCAGCCCGCTGCTCAACAGGATGAAAAGGTAAAGGCTCTTGAAGCCGAAAACGCAAGACTCGAAAGTGAGCTTGCAAGAGTGAAACAGATTGCCCCGTCTGCCGTAAAGCTTGCAGAGCAGAGTGACGGTAAGGCAGCAGACAAAGACCCCGAAGACCCCGATTTCTGGATATAAAAGAAGGAGAAGCAAAAATGAAAAAGTATCTCGATGAAACCAAGTTCAAGGCGTTAATCCAGTCAACCACATTCTCAGCAGGTGGATTGCTTACGCCTCAACAGGCAGAACGGTTTATTGACCTCGTTGTTGACCAACAGGTTATTCTCAAGGAGTGCGATGTTCGCCGTATGGTGACAAACTCAATCGAGCTTGACCGACTCGGAATGCAAGCACGTCAGATGAGAAAGCACAACGCTGGTCAGGCTGGAACTTCTGCCACCATCACGTCAAGCAAAAGAACCTTGACCCTCACTGAGGGAAAAATCTGGTTCGAGCTTGACATTCGCACCCTCAGACGTTTGACCATTGAAAGCGATGGTAAAGACATCGAGGGAGCACTTCTGCGTCACATCATGGAAATGGCTGCCGTAGCTTATGGAAACGATGTTGAGGACTTGGGTATCAACGGTGACGTTGCACTCGATGCCGATACCTATCCTTTCCAGACCATCACAGACGGCTGGCTCAAGATAGCCAAGAGAGACGGTCACACCTATGACATCAAAGGAAGCGTTGACTACATGGAAACCGTGTTCAAGAATATGCTTGGATTGATGCCAGAACAGTATCTCAAAAACCAGTCAGCCCTGCGGTTCTACACTACCCCCGCAATCCGCAACGCCTACGTTGACCAGATTGCTCAAACTGGAACTGCTGGCTCTTTGCCCTTCCTGCTTGGAAGTGTTCCCCCAACCTATAAGGACATTCCTGTGGTTGGTGTTCCTTCCTTCCCCACTGGTCACATCATGCTTACCCTTCCGAAGAACCTTGCCTTTGGTATCGACACTCAGGGCATTGAAAGAGACTTCGACAAGAAGGTTGTGGAGCGTGTAATCCAGTCCGTAGTGATTGCCCCCATCGGCTACCAAATAGCCAACGAAGATGCTGTTGTTGTTGGTTGGGATGAAACCGAGCCTGAGCCTGAACCAGAGCCATAATAACCCGTGCGTCCGATAAGCGAGAACTGGGGCGGTTAATGCTCGCCCCTTCCTCTCGCTCAAATAAAGAAACAGGAGAAAAACCATGAAAGAAATCACTCTGCTTGGCAGAACAACCCACACCGTAACCAGAACAACTGGTGAACTTGTAACCTTTCACAAGGGAGTTCCTCAGTATTTTGCCGATAACGATGATGTTGTGTCCTCAATTCAGAGACTGCAAAAGAAAGAACCAGCTTTGTTCAGAGTAGCTGGCGACATCAAAAACATTAAACTCCCCAAAGATTGGTCGCAGCTTCCCAAGAGGGAGCTTGCCGCAATCCTTGACTCTCTTGGAAGAAACAAGGGAAAACTTGTGAACCATGAGGACTATGTGCGGGAAATCGAAAAGGCAATCAAAGCAAAACTCATCAACGTTGTGTTTGACACACCAGTTGGAGAAGGAAACATTAAAGCCCTCATCAAGGAAAACGCAGACCTGAAAAAGCGTGTAACAGACCTTGAGGGCGAAATGGCAGCCCAAAAGAAAGCCTTTGCCGAAACCGTCGCAGAGTTCCGCAAAGAAATGGAAGAGAAACTTGCCAAAGCCACGAAGGGTAGTGGAAAAGGCAAAGAGTAGCCTAACAGCGTTTAAGTGGGGGTAGATTATACCTATCCCCACTAAACCCAAAACAGGAGCACCAATGAGCTATTTCGAGAGACTAACGACAATAGAAAGAACACTTGCAACGTTTTTATACGAAACACCAGAGTTGGTGTCGATTCCCAATGTGTTAAGTGAAGAGCGATTTGGAGAAATAGCGACCTTTAAGGGATATGCCGATGTTGAGTCAGACAAGAAGGCGATGGCTCACGGGTTTATTAGCGGGATAATTTATCGTGCTACTGGACTGTTTTTTGACAAGCTCTCGCTTTCCCTTCGTTATGACGCAGGAGTAGGTGCTAATGTTCTTCCGTTTCCATTTAGATGCGTTGAGGTAAATAGAGTCATATACGCAGGAAATGAACTGCAATCAACGGAATGGTCTGTTGAAAAAGACTCAGTTTCACTTTCTCGGTATGTTACTGGCAGAGACGTTTATGTAGAGGGCAAGTTCGGATATGACGCTAACGAGGGAGTTCCTAATGACGTTGAACTTGCTGTTTCAATTTTGCTTGAAGATTACCTTATCGGTGACAAGTATGACAGAATGCAGTCAGCGTCAAAGTCAATTACTCTTGATAAGCTTTCTTTTGATTTGATTAACAGCAGTTATGGCTCTGTAACTGGGAACATTGAAGTTGATAGGTTGCTTACGCCACACGCATTGCCATACTCTGCAATAGCACAAAAAACATCACCCAGATTTAAGCTTGCTGCCTTATGATTATTGTAGAGGTTTACGCTCCCAAGCAAGACGCACCGATTGAAAACCAGATAGGGTATTTCAATGACAACTCATTTGTAAAGTCTGGCATTATCGGAGTTCCGTTTGTAACGTGGAAAAAGGACAAAGAACCCAACGAACACGGGATAAAGGAAACCATAGGAAGCGTTGTTGTTACCAAGTCAAAGATAGTTGCGTCCAGACTCACTGAGGATAGTAGGCTAAAGATTGGAGAAAGGTTTTTTAGAATAACCTCGCTGTTGCAATCGGTCAATCAGATTTTCACGATAAGCTTTGTTTATGTGCAAGTAAGCGGCGGTAGCGTGGTTTACGAAGAGCCTGTTTCAGAAGAACCAGAGGAAGAAGAGTTGTGAAAACTGGGAACTGGAACGGGTTTATAGCAATGCTTGACGGCATAGAAGACAGCGTTAAGAAAGAGCTTGATAAGGCTCTGAAAACGGTAGCATACAAAGTTCAGAGGTCGATGATTACTGGTATAACTTCCAAACGGTTTAATCTTGAGCCGAATGCACCTTCAACAATTAAGCAGAAGAAAAGCTCAACTCCGCTTATAGACAAGGGAGATTTGGTTGGAAGCATAAACGTTCACAGACTTCCAGATGGATACCTTACTGGGGTTCATAGGACTGCACTAAGCAAAGACGGAAAATCTCTTGCGAATATCTTTGCTGTTCACACTTTTGGCTCATCTGCTGTTGATGCTTCTGGTAAACGGTCTGGAATACCTCAGAGAGACGCAATTACTCCAGCATTGAAAGAAAACGAAAACACGTTTATAGACGAATGCCAAAAGGCAGTTGAAAGGGCTTTTAGGTTGAAGTGATGTCAATTAAAGTAACCCCACCGCAATACACCGTATCGGTGATAACTGCACTGAAGAAATATCTTTCTCCGTTCAGGATTGACGATAAGCGTGTTCCGCTTCACATTAAGGGATACACAAGGGAACACGATACGCCTTCGTTTCCGTATTTTTTTGTGGAGAAGTTTGGTCTTGCAAGAGATAAAGAGCAGCTTCATTCTGGATTAAGGACAGAGTTCGTAACAACGCCAGACGGTATCTACTCAAAGGAAAAGGCAATTCCGTATAGAGTTTCGTTTTCTCTTGAGTATGTTGACACAAACCCAGTAAACTTTATGTCGGTAACGGAAATGCTCTATGCGAAACTCGAAAGAGAGCCGTATTTCAATGTAGATTTTAGCAAATCGCATTCAGAAACTTGTCAGGTTTATCTTGACAATGTGTTCAGTAACGAGTATTCGAGTGCATATCACAAAGTGTTTATGCTGTCGGTTCTTGTAATGTTTGACCCAACCATTGAACTAAAAGATGTTGACGCAATAGATGAAATTGTTTTTAATGGAAATGTTATAAAGGAGTGATAAGATGAAGGTCAATTTTGATACGAAGCACACTCATCCATTCGTGTTTATCGTTGTCCTTGTTTGTGTTGCGGTATTTGAGATATTGTTCAGCATCAAGGTAGCGTTAGTTGCGAGTTTGTGTTGTGTTGTTGTGATTGAGGTAATCAAACGGATACAAAGAGAAAAGAGATGTGATTTGTGCCGCACAAATGTAAACCCGTATGAGGTTCTCATTGATGCGGTGTCAACGGTGGTGGCTTTGTTTTTTTGGATTGGCGTAAGAACCGCTCCAGTTCTTTTTTTGAGGTAGATAATGAGCGTTGACGCTAAAACTATCAGAGACGTGTTTGAAACGATGTCCTCAGTGGATGCAGCCTCAACGGTTTTGCTGTTTGTGGTTTTGTTAGTGGTGTTCGTGGTTGCTCAGGGGCTTGCCCAAGCGTTTACTGGTTGGGCATCAAAAAAGCTGTTCAAGGATAATGATGGTCACAAGAAACACTCCACGTCAAAGATGCAAAAAGCTATCGCAATAAACGGAAATATCCAGAGCGAACTTGTTGAACTTCGCAAAGAAACTGGTGCTAACGTTGCTCAGATTTGGCTTTACTCAAACGGAGAAAGGTCTTTTAGTGGTATCTGCTTTAATTATCAGTTGGTAAAGTATGAGGCTGTTGAGCAGGGATACCCCTCGTTTATCCAAACTTCTCCGAAGATTTCGACAACGGCAATGCACAAAACGTCAAAGCTTATGTTCACCAGCCCATCTGAAGTTGTGAAAATAGAAAGCGTTTCGGAATACGGCTATCCTGACAAGGCTATCTTTGACTCTATGCACATAGAAAGTGCTGTTTGTGCTGCAATTCAAACCAAGAAAATGACGGTTGGAATACTGCTTGTTGGTTGGCTGTATAAAGAGGTTGAAAAAGGCATTAGCGATGCTCAGTGCGATGCAGTAAGCGATGCAAGACACAGAATAAGTGGGATGCTTGAAGCGTTAGAGCAGGTATGAAAACGATACACTATGTTTTAGTTGTGTTTAGCCTCATCACAACCTTCATTGCTGGCTTTTTCGTGTCCAAAGAGATTTACAAGAAGCCCACAACTCAAACTATTACGGAAACCACAAGAATTGATACGATATATGTGTCTAAGCCTGTTTACTATCCCAAAAAGACGATTGTTAATGTCCCAGTAGTGGAAAAAGACAGCACCATGACAAATCATCAGGTTGCGGTCATGGATACAACCCTAACATCAGGTAAAATTGTCACCAAATTGAATGTGAAATACGATACTAAGCCCCAACTTTTTTTCCTCCAGTGGGAAACCACTGGATACGTTGATAGCGTGTATGTATTCAAAGATGTTGTTAGGAACGTTTATGTAGAAGTGCCGTCCAAAACTAAGCTAAGAAATGTCTTGCCAATAATACAGGCTGGATGTTTTTTGGATATTGAAAACGAACCAAGCTACTCACTTTCAGTTGGCGTAAGATTGTGGAATAGAATAGATGCTCTTTTGGGCACTTCCACCAATAAGCAACTGATTGTTGGGATTGGTTATAGAATGTAAGGAGGAACGATGCCAAAAGTCGTTTTAGAAAACAGAACCAACGACCCCGCAGTTGTCGCTTGTGGAGACAGGGATGTCTTGGTCGAGGTCAACCAAAAGCTTGAAGTTGACGTTGATGAAAGGTATGTTGAAGAACTGAAAAGCTCCTGTCCACAGGGAGTGTTGTGTAATGTGCTGAAGCAAGCAAAGACCAAGCTTGCGATGCCTGAGAAGACCAAAGACGAAACAAATATGGAGGCTCACAATGAGTAATGCCCCTGGCGTTAGCCATGTTCCAGTAACATCTGGGTTCAAGCCCATAGACACCAAGTCCCCAAGCGTTCTTGGCGTTCTCATTAGAAGCAAACGAGGACTTGCAAACACTCCCACCTTTGTAACCAACTTTGAACAGTTGGAAGCGAACTTTGGCGGGTTAATGTCAAGTTCCTACGGTATGTATGTTCTCAAGTTCATGATGGAGTATTATGGCGTAAATCAGGTATATGTTTCAAGGATTACCGCAACAGGCGATACCAAAGCCAAGTTCACCATCGAAACTGGGAAGCTTGTTTTTGAACTGCAAAGTGCTGGTGCTGACGGCAACAACTTTGCCCTCATCTTTACCAAACACCCAGTGGTTGCAGACAACTATTCGGTGTCTTTGGTAGTAACCGACTCTCAAGGGAAGAATGGCTACGAGCTATACTATGCCGAAAACCTTTCTGGCACGACCACGAACCCACGATATTTCGTGAAGGTAATACTGGAGGAATGCCCGTGGATAAAGGTTGACGGAACTGATACCTCGACCAGCACCACCCTTTCAACCTTCATGGGAGTAGATGCCACAAAGAAAGTTCAAGCCTCTGGCGGTGTTGACTCAGCTTCCGCTCCGACTGTGAATGATTACATTGGTAGCGAGTCACTCAAGACTGGTCTTTACAGCCTTGCCCCAATCACAAGCATTCGCACCCTGATGATACCTGATGCCACAATAGTGGTTAATGGTGAAGGTGCTGTTGACCAGAAAGCTCTTGAAACAGCAGCCATAGCTTTCTGCGACAAGCTTGGCTACATGAACTATGTTGGCGATGTGCCAAGAAACAAAACTCCGCAAGAAGCAAAAACCTTCATCATCGACGACTGTGCCTTTGACAGCAATAACTATGCTGTGTATTACAACTGGATAAAGGTGTTTGACCCGATTAGCGGGATGGGCAAGTTCATTCCCCCGTCTGCTATGGGTTTCGGTGCTTGGGCGTTTACTGATAACGGTGAAGAGGGAGTCCACAAAGCTCCTGCAAACGTGATTTGCAGAGGAGTCATGTCTCTTGAACGTAATACTCTCACCGAAGGAGAACGTTCCCTGCTGAACGAATGTGGTATCAACGTTCTTGTTAAGCTCGACACCTACAAGGTGTTTGGTGCGAGAATGAGAACAAATGACCCAGAATGGAAATACATCCATGTTCGCAGAACCTATCAAATGCACTGGACTTCCATCATTGACTCGTCTTGGTGGATGCCCTTTACCGTCAAAGACCAAATGATGTATGGACGGATTAAGCGTATCGTTGAGTCCTATTTCAGGATGCACGACAGACGTTTCAATCCGCAAGGTTCACTGTTCAACCTCATAAATCCCCAAGAGCCACCCTACTATGTTGTCTGTGACAACAGCAACCAGTCTGGAAAGCGTGGAGAACTCATCATTGACTGGGGTATCTGTGTGGTTGACACCAATGAGTTCGTGAAGTTCCGCACCTCCCTCTGGGACGGAAACAGCGACACAAGAAGAGTATAAGCTGGAGGTATAGATGTTACATAATCAACGACCCCAAGACTCAGCCCAGAAAGCCCAGTTTTACGTTGAAATAGACGGCATTCAGGCAACGAGCTTCAAGAAGGTTGACGGACTCAAGGGTGCGTTTGCCGTTATTGAAGAACGAGACGGCAATGAGCCAAACAGAAAACGCAAACAGCGTGGACTTGAGACCTTTGATAACGTGACCCTGACGAAGGGTGTTACTTTTGTAGATAGCGAGCTTGCTGCTTGGTATGCTACTGGTGACAGACGTTCCGTTTCGATAGTTCAGTTGAGTCACGCTGGTGATGAGATGAAGCGGTGGAACTTGGTGAACGCCTTCCCGCTTGAGTATTCTCCAATCGAAGGAATGGAGTCCGACTCTGATGCGGTTCAGGTAGAGTCACTTGTTCTTGCTCACGAGGGCTTTGACCTCGCATGAGCCAAGCAGGTCGTCTCGCTGGCAACGTAGCGAAGGAAATAGCAAGGTTCTTTTCTGACTCAGCATTGACCAATGTCTTTGCTGTGGAAATAGAACCCATTCCAGAAAATATCCATAAGCCATATTGGAACAAGCTTGCACGGTTTCTGGATATTGAGGATATGCTGTCAGTTAATGGTTTTCCGTTGACTGCCGTTGCTGCCTTCAAAAGCGTAAGAGGTATCGAAGAGTCTCTTGCCACGAGAACGATTAACGAAATCAATAACCCAATGCCCGATAGAGTAATTGTCGCTGTCAAGAACGGCTCAGTTGTGCTGTCTGGAGGGGTTGCTTTCAGTGAGCAGCTTTTCTCTTGGTATAGAATGTGCAGAGACTGGGAAATTGGCAGCGATGATTACAGGGCAAATGTTACGATTATCCAACTCAAGAAGATACCGTATTATCGCTATGACCAGTTGTATGGACGCATAGAAGTTGACAGATGGACGCTTCCCTACGCATGGGTAGAAAGGTATAAAGCTCCAGATTTTGACAGTATGGATGATGCGGTTTCGGTTGCAGAAATAACGATAACGTGGGACAATCCGCTCTACAAAGATTACAGTGTTAAAACAGTGTCCGATGTAGCGGGGTTGCTCAATTCGTTTGGACTATTATCACTCTAAAAAACAGGAGAAAAAACAAATGGACGCAAAGACATTTACCAAAGAAGAACTGATTGAACTTCATGACGAAGTTGTAGAGTTCAGCCTTAACAAAGGGCTGAAAACTGAAAGCGGAACTTACAAGAACGGTCTAATCCGTGAAATGACAGGAAAAGACCAAATCGCAGCCTCAAATGACAACAGGGTTCGCTCTGGGAACAAAGCTGTCGAGGGGTTCATTTACATCTCTCGGCTTGTTTATATGGAAGTTGCGGAGAACACCTATAAACAGATTACTTTTGATGAAGCTTCCAGCCTCAAAAACAGTGACCTGAAAATCATCCTTGAAGTGATGGCTGAACTTGCGGGTGAAGCCGATTTTTTGTCACGTCAGCAATAGAGAACGAGTCTGACTTTGACGTGGAGTCTGCGATTTTGTTGGTTAATACTGGAATGAGCTACAAAGAAATAGCAGAGATGCCATCGTCAAGACGGAAGATAGTTCTCCACTATGTTGCGAAAGAGAAGCAAGAGTTTTATGAGTTTTTCAAGAAATTGTTAGGAGCAAAATGAAAACGTTTGGTTTTGGAGCTAAGTTTGCCTTTGACACGATAGGTCTAAGCAACATCTCTGGTGCATCGTCAATGATAGCCAATCTCGGTTCGCAGATTGATAGCGTAATAGAAAGCAATCAGAACCTTGTAGGCTCTCTTGGAATGATTGGAGTTGGTGCTGTTGGTCTTGGTGCAGTTAAGGGCGTAGTTGAGTTCGGGAAATCAGCGTATGCTTCAGCAGAAGACCTTGAAAGCGAAGTAACTATTCTTAGAGGAAAACTCCAAAGCCTCAGCGAGACTGATTTTGAAAACCTGATAAGGGATTTGCGTCAGGTTGGTATTATTACTCAGTTCTCAGACGCAGAAGTTATAAAGGCTGCTGATACCCTTAGAGCTTTAGGTGCTGGCGAGGCAGATTTGCTTCGCCTCACTAAGGCAACTCTCGGATTTGCAACTGCTGGAAACGTTATCCCAGATGTTGCAGCAAAAGTATTGCTTGGTTCAGTTAATGCTTTTGGTGGAGGTGCTGAGATGGCAGACAAGTATGCAGATGCCATGCTCAACGCAAGAAACACTACTGCAATCGCATCATCGGAACTTGGGCTTTATGAGTATGCCCATTTCTTCAAAAATCTTGGTAAGTTTTCGAGCACTATGCCAATAGCAATCGGGGAACTTAACGCCTTTGCTGCTGCTGGCAGAGGAGCTATGATGTCAGCAGAACAAACTGGTCAATATATCGGTATGCTTGGTCAGGGGTTTTCTCAAATGGAGTTCAAAGAGGCAGATGTTCTTGAAAAGCTTGGCGTAACTATGCGTGATGCAAGCGGGAAAAGGCTTGGGTTTAACCAGATATTTGAACAGATTTATGCTGGATACGAAGACATAAAAAACAGGCTTGGTCATAAGGCAGCAGATGAGTTGCTTGATAAGCTTTTGCCGAAACAAGCTGTTGGTGCTTTCAATATCTTTGCTGCTGAGGTTTCTAAGCTTGGTGGTCTCGAAGGTTGGAGAAAGAACATACGTGGATTAAGCCCAGAGTTAAATGAAGGTCTCATGCAGAAACAGTGGGACAGATACCTCAAAACTTCAAAGGGAAAAATGGAAGTTATCAAGGGGGCATGGGAGTCAGTAAAAACCTCAATCGGATTGCCTTTGCTTGAGGCAGCACAACCAGTTCTTGATGCCATTGGTGGAACGATAGGCAAAATAGCTGAGTTCATGGGAGACCCGAAAAATGCAGTTCTGGTGAACGCAATAACCTCAATAGCTATGGCTTTGACGGGTGTCCTTGCGGTAGGCTCTGTTCTGTCTATTATAGTAGGGACTGTTGGTCTTGTAGTTGCAGCTATGCCAGTCCTTACGTCTGGATTTGCGGTTGTAAGCGGAGCGTTAAGTGCTGCACTTCCCATCTTTGCTGGAGTTGCTGCTGTTGGTCTCTTGGTCTGGTATTACTGGGACGACATTAAGAACCTCTTTATGGCTGTTGCTAATTGGGTGAAGACTAACTCCAAGTATTTCCTTGCCTTTGGACGGCTGCTTCTTGCTGTTGTAACGCCAGTAGTTAAAACCTTGTGGTCTGTTCTTGTTGAGATAGTTACATGGATGGGTTCGCTTGTAAGAACGGTTGGTGAGGCTATTTGGCAGTTTGTAGAGTGGGCTAACCAAACAACTGTTGGTAGCGTCATTCTCAAGGGTCTTGCTGTTTTGATTGGTGCAGTTGTAACTCCAGCAATCATACGTCTTGGCTTGATGGCTGCTGGTTCTGCACTCAAGGCAGTTTGGGGTTTTGCGTCAATGGGTGTTAGTGCCGTTGCAGCAAGCGTTAAAATAACTGCTTCTCTCATTGCGTCTATGGTTACGTTTGTTATTGAGTCTGGCAAAGCGGTTATATCGGCAGGAGCTTCAGCGTTGTCTTTTTTGGGGGTAGGAACATCTGCGACAACTGGTTCTGCTGGTGTGTGGACAATGAATGGGGCTCTCGGAACAACTCTCACGGTTCTTGAGGCTATTGCGTTGATTGTTGGTGGTGTAATAGCGTTTTTTTCTATTCTTGAAAAACAGGACGAGTATTTTAATAGAGGAACAACAGGGAACGCTTATTGGGATGGGTTTTTAGCTTTAATGGACGAAATAGAGGTCTATTTTTATTGGTTTTTTGACATTATTATGGGTATTGAGGATGGTTGGAGATGGCTGACAAAATCAGTTGTTTCAGCTTGGAATTGGGTTGGGAAAGCGTTTGGCGATATTGGCAGATTTTTTACGAGAACTTGGAACAGTATAACTGGTGGGATAGCTTCAGCTTGGAACTGGGTGGTAGATGGTGTTGTTTCTGCATGGAATGGTGTAGCGAACTTTTTTAGCAGTCTGTATGAGTCTATTGCCAATATCTTTACCAATATCGGAAGTGCAATAAAAAACGCATTCTGGGATGCTATAGACTGGATACAAACGAAATGGTATGACTTCCTCAACTGGTTTGTTGATAAATACAACTGGATAGCAAGAAAGGCTGGTATGCAAGAATGGGAACGGTTTGGAAGTGGAGGCATTGAGAAAACTCCATTAGCACCCCAGACTTCGCCAATTCCAGCAGTTAGACCAACGTCAAGCCTTAGTGGTATTCAGGGCTTGCAAGCTTCCAGAAACGTTACGCAACCTACCGTTGTGGCACAGCAAAGAGAGTTTAACTTTAATGCCAGCATCAACGTTAGCGGTGATGTTAATCAAAACCAGATAAACGCAATCAAGAAACAGTTGAGGTCTGATGTTTATGATAGCCTAAGACTTGCAAGTGAGGTGACGTGAGTATGACAAACTACATCCCAATAAAGGGATTGATGAAATACATTAATGCCGACAACAGGGAGTATATCCCGATAGAAAAGAAGGGTATGCTTTATGTTGACCCAGTTCCAATTTCGGTTGGGGATAGCGACTCACGTATTGGGTTTTTCCCTTTTCAATACAACCCAGAACAGCTTACGGTAAGTGGCGGGGCTGTTTATGAGGAACATGGGGCGAAGGGTGTAAGGCAATTTCTTGAGTATGTGAACTCAAATCTTGATGAGTTTCCGCTTGAGTTTACCCTTGTGAATGATATTAGGTATTACATCGACACCAATCGCTCAATACTTGTGGGAGCATCAGAAGAGGAAACAACGTATGCACTTGGTAGGCAAATGAACAACGTCCCGATGAGGGATATGTTGTATATGTTTAAGATGCTTGCCATGCCAGACGTTATGACAAACAAACCACCTCTTGTTAAGGTGTCGTTTGGTAGCTGGTTTGTCTTTAGAGGCAACGTAACTAACTACTCTATTCGCATAGACAAGACCTACAAAGACCTCACTCCCAAGATAGTTGTGGTAAACCTAAGCTTGAAGGGGGACTACAATGTCATATAATGCAGGAAGAACGGTTGTGGTTAAATCAGTTGTTCACAAAGACAGGCTTGATTTGTTTTGCAAGACCTATTACGGTTACTATAACGAGTCTATTATGAACGCAATCATAGAGCAAAATCCTCACCTCAATATCTATGAAAACGGGTTCAATATCGGTGATGAAGTGTATTTACCAGAAAAGAGACGTGGGATAGATGGCTGATTATACTGCGTTCACTTCGTTCTATGAAATATACGTAAACGGTGACCTTGCAGACGAAAGGTGGAACAAGTATATTGACCTTGTTTCGGTAGAGCTAAACGCCTATACGGTTGACGTGTGCAAGATTGAGCTATCAATAGAACACGGAGTAGAAAGTGATTTGACGGGCATAATGCTTGCCAAAGAGGGAGACTTCATTCAGGTGTTGATTGGGGTTTCAAATGTAAGGCGTGGGACAGAGCACGTATTTTCAGGAATAGTGAAAACCATAAAGATTGAGGGAGAGGCAACGCTGTCCGTAACGATAGAAGCTTTTGATGAATTGTTCCTGCTTGATTTTGACGACACTGCAATGGAGGTAATAGTCCCAGATAATGCCGTAACCCAAGAGTTCAATACTCTTGTAGAAAGGTATCAGGATGGGGTTCTCAACGTTCTTGTTTCTGGTAACATGGTAACAGATGCAGACACGTCACGTTCTCGGTTGTTGCCGTATTTGAGACAGATACAAGCCAAGTTTCCAAGATATATCAAAGAGATATTTATCAACGAGCCTGATATTCCACACGATGCAAAATATCTGAAATCAACAAACGAAACTCCATACCAAAACCTTGTAAGGCTTGCACGGCTATACGATAGATGTCTAATGCTAAGAAACAAGAAGCTGTATTTTGTGAAGAGACATCAAACGGTATTGATGCCGTTTATTTACAATCCTACGGTTGCGGAACAAGTTGAAGAAAACAGAGAGTTTTACATAAAAAGGTGGGGAAGCCAAACCACCCTAAAAAACCAGAGAGCAAACGCAGAACTCGCATACTCAAGAAGGATTGGTAGCGGGACTGTTGTTTCTCGTGTTGCTGCTCAAGAGGCAAGACCTCAAGAACCAGCACCAGCAAACACTTATCTTGCTGGTCTTGAGCAAACGAAACGCAATATGCTTGATGAAATAGCGTCAGAACCTAATGCTGGAAGAAAAGCACAGCTTCAAGCTTATTATGATAGATGGGTTCGCACAACCTATATGCCCACTCAGGAAAAAGCGAACCAAACAAGAGCAAGGCTTACGAATGCGTTCATAGAGAACAGAGTTTACTCGTATGAGGTTGTTCTTGAACTTGGTGAGGGAGAATGCGTAAGAGTTATGTCGTCTGCCCAGTTCAGTAGCGAAGAAGAGGCTTTGCGTTATGCAAAAGCCGTTCTCAACGCAAAGATGAACGACTTTCTTACAATAGAAATGGAGCTTGCCGTTGGGAACAATATCGTAAGACCGTGGCAAACAATAAGTGTGATTTTGCAAGATGAGTCTGGGGAATGTAATGGATATTATCTCAGGTATAGTGGCGAGTATAAGGTATCGAAAGTAGTCATAGAAGCTGGAAAATCTGGATATAAGACTGAGATTTCGGCACACAGAGATTTTGTGATAGACGACTCTAATATGCCCACAACGCAACAGGCTCAATACGTGTTTAGTGTAACTGAGGTAATCCCAGAGGGAATGGAGTCGCAATATGCGATAAGCGACATTCAAAGAAGAATAAACTGGCTTATCAAAAACCGTGGCTGGATGAATGCGGAACTTAATCGCTTGATAAAGTATCGTGAAGCATACAGAAACAAAAAGTAGCGGGAGAGAACTATGCAAAACCCCTTTGAAGCAATGATGGCAAATGCCAATGACGCACAACTTAACACAGCTTCGTCTATGCTGTATGAAGGCATTGTAACCCAGAATGTTGACCCAGACGGTAAAAACAGGGTTGTCGTTAAGATAACGTCAATGTTTGGAGTATATGAAACTCTCTGGGCTTCTGTTATTTCGCCCTATGCTGGCGATGGACACGGGGTGTCCTATGTTCCAGAGGTTGGAGATATTGTTATTGTTGGGTTTCTAAGCGGTAATTTCGGGACTCCAGTTGTTCTTGGGTGTGTCTTTGGCGTAAAAGATGATGGAAGCTTTCAAACTACACCAAACAACGGGGACACGCTTATTAAGGCGTTTCAAACGAAAGCAGGAAACAAGCTTTTTCTTTCTGATACGGATGGCGAAGAGTCGATACACGTAGAAGACGTGTCTGGTAATAAAATTGTCCTTGACACAAATGGCGTGTTTATGCAATGTAAGAACGGAGCACAGGTAAAGATAGATAAAGATGGTGTTGTCAGTATCACTACTGATGGTGACTGCAATGTAAACGCTGCAAACGTTAATGTTGCAGGAAACGGAAACCTTGTGGTTGGGAGCAATCCCCTTCCTCCAAAGGGTTTTTGTTCGCTACCGAATTGCGTGTTTTCTGGAGCACCTCACACAGTTAATCAGCACCCAATGACGTAAAGAAGAAAGAGATGGCACTTAACGCAGAAGACCTTAAAAACGAGCTTGTGAATGCAATAGCCGAGAAAGACAATGCTGGTGACGCACATGACGCAATAGCCAGCGTTATCAACGGCTATATGAACTCAAATCTTCAAGCAAGCGGGGATTATACTGGTATTATAGCTGGAACGCCTCCAGTAACAGACCCGCTTGCGGGTAACTACGTTTTTTCGTTTTCTGGTTGCAACATAGTAAAAGAGCCACTTATGTCGGCAGCAGCAGGTGGCGTTGCTTCATGGTTGCGTTACATTGGTGCGTGTTTAAGCCTTATGTATTCTGGATTGTCTGATGATAACGGGGTTCTTACCCTAACCACTCCCCTTATGCTTGTGCCAGTTGTTCTTAGTGCGGACTTTTCATCAGCAGAAAACTATCAAGACTCAATGGGTATCTTGGCTGATGCGATAGTAGCTCCGTTTGCTTTGCCATCGCTTCCCATCGGTGGAACTCCGTGTGCAAGTTCAAGTGGCGGTCTTGGTGCTTTCGTTCCTGCGGGGTTCTTATGATAGACTTTCCTTTCAGAATTGAAGACGGCAGGGTGGCACTTGCCCAAAACGACATTGAGTCACGAGTAAAGAGAATTATCAATTATTCGACCATAGATGTTCCGTATCAGACTGGGGTTGGTGCGGGAATAAACGATATAGTGTTTTCTGTTGGTGCTGGTGGCAATGTGTGGAAGTTTATTGAGGACAACATAGTAATTGCGTTGCGAAAAGTTAAGGGAATAGACAGGGTTGATGTGTCGTTTCAAAAAGTTGGAGAACGCTTACTTGTTGATGTTTACTATTACTATTATGGCACTGGGTTGTCATACAGACACGAGGTTGAAGGTAGATAAATGGACTTTACGAAATCCACGATAACTGGCATATTTGACGAGATAATGAACGAAAGAGATGCGAACTTTCCAGAATACAAGACACGGGATATGTCGGATTTTGGAGTTATGCTGTTGTGGGTTCTTGCTGTTGTTCTCAAGTTTTTCTCGGATTGGGTTCATAGGTTGTTCAAGAATATGTTTATCTCTACCGCAATAGACAGGGAGTATGTAATTGATAACGCCCTTGAGAGAGGTTATAGACCAAGAGGGGTTCTGCCCTCAAGACAGTTGCTTGTGTTTTCCACGAACCAAGCGGTAACGATTCCAAAGGGAACACGTGTTCAGACGGAAGCTGGCGTAATCTACGCAACAGAGAAAGCCGTATCGTCTCCAACGGGTGGCGGAAATGTTAGAGTTTATGCAACTCAGGGAGATTACAGGGTAGAGAGGTTCGATGCAAGCGGAAATCCCAATCAAATGTATGTAGTGGCTGGTTATCCCTTTGTAGAGGGAAGCGTAAGAGTGGTTGTAACAACTGGCGGTGTTGAAGAAGAATATACTCCAGTTGTTAGCTTTGTTGGATGTGAGCCAAGCGAAAAAGCATTTATGAGCTATTCAGATGAGCTTGGAAGGGCTAAGATACTTTTCGGAAACGGAGTGTTCGGATATGCTCCAGAGTTAGGTGCTGTTATTGAAGTGCATTACAGCGTTGGTGTTGGGACTAAAGGAAATGCTGAAAACGACACCATAAAAAGCTTGGTTAATTCGATAGCTGGCGTTACAGGTGTAACCAATATCAGAGCCTCAAATGCTGTTTTGACAAGCGAGTTTCGTGTTGGGGATACGTCACTCATAGTTGACGACACAGGCTCGTTTATGGACTCTGGAGTTGCGTATATTGGTGGAGTTGAGTTTTCCTATTCATCACGCTCAACCAAGACTTTTAATGGAGTAACTGGGCTTTACAGTCCGTTTGGAATTGGAAGCATAGTTTCATGCAAGGTTGACGGGATAGTTGACGGAAAAGACCTTGAAACCAATGACGAAATAAAAGCAGCAGCCATAGGAATGGCACGAATGAATAATCGCCTTGTGTCTGGAGAGGACTATGCCTCGTTTGCACAGGCACACCCTTCATTGGCTTGGGCGAAGTTTTATGTTGCAAATGGAATAGTCCACGTTTTGGCTATGCCAGTTGATGGGACTGAAATGACAGCACCCTTCAAAACCAAGTTGGTTGAGGAAATGAGAAAGATAGCAATCCCCACGACTCGCTTTTTCTTGGAAGACCCCCAAAGAATACCGATTGACGTTGTAATAGAAATCGAGTCTCAAGTTGGAAGCGTTTATGAAAGCAGTGAAATCGTCTCGGAAGACCCAGTTGTTTATCGTGGGGTTTACAACAACGTTGTTTCAGCGATAAGCAGCTACCTTTCCCCTCTCAATGCTCACGCTGGAATTGGAACGGCTATCACTCTCAGGGTGTTCGATATTTACAAGATGCTGTCTGAACTGCCTAACAAGCAGGTGAAAAACTCAAGGATATTGTCTTTCAGCAAGAGCGAAGTTGAGCCGTTTATGGTCAAGATTGTTGGTGATGAGATAAGTGCCTTGACTGGGGCTTTTAAGCCACTTGATGTGGGTGATGTAATAAAGATTGTCGGCAGCGTTTATAACCAAAACAAGTTTGTTAAAGTTGTAAGCGTTCTTTCACCTGACACAGTAAAAGTCAATCACACCTTCCAGCATCCAGAAGACGTGTATTTCTATTATGCAACGCTAAAGGACATTCAGATTACTGGTATGCAAGTTCCGACCCTTGGAAACCTGCTTGTAATCAATGCGAATAAGCAGATATGGTATGAGGGTTCGGCTCACAACATAGCATATCCTAATTTTGTAATAGAGAGCAGTGAAACATGATAAAGCTTTACGACCTTATCCCCCATGCCGAAAAAGCAGCGGACACTCTTGGTCACTTATTTAAGTTTGTGTCGCTGTTTCAGAACGCAATAGACAGGATAGAGTCTCAAGTTAAGGCATACTTTACTCACAACCCCCTTAATGCCGTGCCAGAAAACCTTTCAAGGATTGCGTCAAACAGGAATATAGAGAGGTATAGCTCTATGTCTGTCGAGGATACTCGTTTTTACCTTTTCAACTCTCCATTTTTGTTTAGCGAAAAGGGAAGAGAGCGTGTAATCTGTTTTCTGTTTATGATGGTAACTGGAATAAGCGTTACGTTTGAGTATGCCTTTGCTAAATCGTTTGATGTTGCAAATGACCTTTCCTCGTTTAGCTATGACCCGAAGAACACTTTTGAAAACGCTATGATAAACACGGTAAACGACTGTTCTGCATACTCGTATTGCGAAGATTATGAAGAAACGACAGCAACAGCAGAGTTCGGCACACAGCCAACCGAAAAACAGTTAGATTTGATTAGATATATGTGGCAGAGGTTTATGCCACCCATCAAATTAGAAGCAAAGTAATGGAGATGAAATGAACAGATACAGAAAACTTGTTGAGCAAGCTGGAAGTTTGAGGTTCGCAAAGGACAGTTCCATTATCCAAGATATATTGCTTGGTCTTTTAGCCGAACACGTAACTGGTTTGGCAAGAATGTCGAAGAAAATCCTTCACAATAGCGGGCAGCTATTTACCAGTTTTGTTGAGGGTTCCGCTTCGGTTGATTCAGGGATATATGAGTTTGAATACAATGACGGTAACATCACCTGTAAAAAGGACGATGTTGTTCGGGAAACTGTTGCTGTTGTTAGCTATGGTTCTTATGTTTTGTGCGGATTTGACGTTAAGGTCAAGGCTCTGCCCAAAAACGGGAACAAGATGATAGTGTCTGTTCAGAACGCCAAAATCTACACGGGTCTGTCAGTAAGCGGAACAGCAAGCAGCGTTACCATTTCTGCTGGTGTCGTTGAGGTTTATGGCAATCTTGTTGAGATTGACGAACAGACCGTAAACTATCCAGCAGGAAGCACCAAATACATTATGTTGAGGGTTGCTCTCAGTGAAGTTCCATACACGGACAATGCTCCATTGTTAGGTCACTATATTGAATCACTTGGAGAGTATCATCCGAAAAGCCCAAGTGCGTTAAAACTCGGTTATTCGCTTTATCTTGCGGACTCTCCATACGTTGTTGCACAAGAAGAAAACGTTTGGGTTGTTCCCCTTGTTAGGTGTTCTGCTTTCCCCTCTCTTTATCTTGAAAGATGCGGTGAGTCTATCGAAGGATATATGTCGGCTTTCAATCACTTGCAGCCTTTTGAGATAGACAGAATAAAGGGCATAGTGTCAAACCTTAGAATTGACATGGAAGACGGAAATGGAACTCTCAATATCTTGACAGAGAAAGTGCCGTCAATGCCGAACACGGTAGAGTCGATATTGTATTCGATATATCCCTATGTTTATGTTCCAAGAGAGGGAATAGACCGCTCAATCAGGATGCGTGATATTGAGGTGTCCAACCTTTCTATGGTGAGAACCCACATCACGAAATTGCAGGAGTTCAGAAACCTGTCTCTTGTGGCACAGAACAAAGACGAACTGTTCCCAATCATGGGCGAATGCCTTTTGATTAGAGCAATCAAGCAAGAAGAATACGACTACATGAAAGACACTTTGTCGCTTGCAGACTTTCCAGCGTATATTGGCGATAGCACACGTGGTCTTGTTCTCGCAAAGATAGAGGCAACGAAAACCATTCAGACCTCAATATCGGTTTACGAAAAGGCGATATTTGAGGAGTCTCAAATAGCTCAAGATATAGAGATTGTTAGGGGACGACTGTATCTTGAGTGGGCAGAGCCACAGCTTGTTGACAACGAAAAGATTGTAAAATACAAGGTAAAGGTTATCAGAACCAAACGGTCTTTTTCTGCTAAAACGGAAGACCTGATTAACGAAAACATTACCACCCCCAAGGCATTGCTTGAAAGTCATATTTACTCTCCCCTCATCAGTAAAGCAGAGCCAGTTTTTGAAACAGACCCACTTCGCAGAACGGTTGTGGATAAAGAAATCGTGTTTGTTGACGACTCGCAAACCACCTCCTATAATTGCGATGTAACCCCGATGGAAAAAGTGGTTGTTTTCGTTATGTGCGTTACGGAACTTGGTATTGAGGGCGATTGGTCAAAGCCGTTTGTTATAGACGTTCCCAACCTTGTTGACCCAGTGACGAACAAAAAGTTCTCGGAATATCAGGACGATAACGCAAAAGTTAGAAGTGCTGCCAAAGAAGTAGAGACTTCGATGTTTAAGCGTGATGTTGAGCAAAAGCTGTTTGACATCCAAATCTCTACTGCCGACATGGTAACAAAAACAGAGCTTGCGGAAAAACTTGGAAGTAGCTAATGAAGAGAACGCTTTCTCTTGGCAACGATTATGCGAACTCCATTGGTGTTGTAATTGACACAATGGCAGCCATAGACTTTGACAGAAAAAAGGGAACTGAAATAGTGGGTTCTGTTATGGTATCTCAAAGCGGAATTGGCACGTATTTTGCACCAAGACAAAGCAAGTATAAGCTTGTGTTTAGAGGCAAGTCACCAGTTTTTGATGAGGTTGGCGATAAGCAAAACTGGTATCAAAGAAAAGAGTATTCAATGCCAGAAGCACCAATTCTCATGGAGATTGAACCGTTAGTTCATGTAAGCAGGGAGGTTGGAAGAAATCTTGTTAAGCTATCTTGGATAGCGGAAAGCGAGCCTTATTTGTATAGAGTTGTAGCCGTTCATAACGACCAAGAGGTGGTGATAGCAAATACCATCACAACCAAAGAGGCGACAATTCCAGTTGAGTTTAGCGGAAACGTTTTGTTTTACGTATATGGTGTTTCTCGTGCTGGAGTAGAAGGAAGAAAGTCCAATAAAGTTGGAGTTGTCCTTCCTCCAGTAATCAATAACAAGCACGTTATAGGTGATGACGTTGAAAAAGAGTTTGTTCTTGTTCACAATATGGACACGTTTGTAGTTTTTGCTCGTGCATTTTTTGTGGCAGACGGGCAAGAGGTTCTTTCTGGTATAGAGTTTAGCAAGCCAGACAAAAACACGGTAAAAGTAAGCTGCACGTTTGTTCCAGATAAAGACTCCATAGTTGTTTATCTCGATGAACATGGTGCAATAGGTAATATGCACAGTCAGGTTTATGATACAGATAATGACGGCATAGTAGATATATCAGGTGTAGCCCAGTCACTAAGCGAAGATGGATACTTAGATGGCGGGGAATGGTAAAATCATAACATAGAGGTAAGGAGAATACCAATGGCACTTATTAAAATTAAAAGAGGCTTAAAGGCTAACATCCCAGCTTTAGAGGTTGGGGAGCCAGGATTTTGCACAGACACTAAAGAGTTGTTTGTTGGTTCGCCAGACGGGAATAAACTTGTTGGAGAGGGGACTTTCCTAAAACTTTCAGGCGGCACGCTTACAGGCACGCTGACTCTGCCTTTGGCAGCCCCCACACAACCAGCCCATGCTGCTAACAAGGCGTATGTGGATAATGTAGCTTCGGGTTTAGATGTGAAAGCATCTGTCAAATGTGTATCAATAGGAAATCAACCGCTTGCGATGGCGGAAGGTAGTGACCCCAACGAATTCGAGTACTCTAACAATAACCCAGTAATTATTGACGGATATACATTGAGAGAGGGTGACCGAATTTTACTTGTGGGTCAAACCGATTATATGCAAAACGGCATATTTTATGTGAAAACTGTTGGTGATGGAACATCACCCTGTATGCTTGCAAGACCCGCAGATGCAACAGATGGAACTTTAACTGGCGGAACTTTCGTTTTCGTTGAACAAGGAACTACCTATGCTGACACAGGATGGGTATGCACTACTGATGATGACCCTCTTATTATAGGTAGCACTCTTATTGAGTTCACCCAATTCACAGGTGCTGGCTCATCCTCTTTTGTTGCTTTATCGGATACACCGTCCTCGTACGCCTCACAAGGTGGAAAATCGGTTCGAGTTAATGAAGCAGAAGATGGACTTGAGTTCTTTTCACCTACCTTCCTTACTCTTGCCGATACACCGAACACCTACTCTTCACAAGGTGGAAAATTGGTAAGAGTTAAGGCAACAGAAGATAGACTTGAGTTCGTTGACTCAACTACTGTAGGAAGAACGAAATTTATAGAACTTGACGATACACCGTCAGCTTATTCGAACGGTAAGATAGTCGTTTCAGGCGCAGCAGGAATACAATTTGCAACTAATAAGGTTTTTGGGGGTTTGTTCAGTGATGTTCCTTCAACAATGGGTGCACAAAATAAAACTCTGTTATCCAATGGCACAGCTATGACTTTTGTGGATTTCAAACTCACCAGTTTGGTTGATTGCCCCGCCAGTATGGGAAGTGAGAGTCAAATGCTTGCTGTGGGTGCTTCGGGCAAACTTGAGTTTATTGATGTGGACGGTTCTCCAGTAAACAACCATAGAAATCCTATATCCTCTGATTGGGCTTATGACCATAACGCAGCAACCCATACTGTGCACGGTGCACCAGCAGGGAAGAACTTATTGCATGAAGATTCAGTTATAGATGGAGGAACCTTTTAATGTCTGATGATTTCAAAAATGCGGAGATAACGCAAGAGTCCGAAACAGCAATCGACACAGATTCTTTTGTGTTTTGGTATGGAGAGCTTTCTCTCCAGCTTCGCCAGTACAAGCAAGCGTTTGAGAAGCAGAATGCCCAGTTTGCTAAGATGAATGAAGCCTTTCAGAGAAATGCACAAGATATGTCTGTGCTTACGACAGAAAATGCAGGTCTTAAGAAGGCAGATTCAGAAACACGCAAACTGTTGAGAGAAAAGGAAGTGGA